ATGGAAGAAAGAAAATTAAAAATTCGCTTTGGAAAATCCGGAAATGGAGGGGTAAACCCTACTATGTCTATTCCTAAAAAATGGGTAGATTCTATGGGGATTGCAAAAGAAAATAATGAGGTCATTGTTGTTTTTGATGAAGAGACTAAAACAATTAAAATCACAAAATGAAAGGGAGCAAATGCTCCCTTTTACTTTAATTTCTTATTCTTACATTGTTCTAAAATCTCAAATAGAAATGGCGGAACTTTTACCCCTAATGTTTGCACATTTTCCAACATAGATATAATTTCATTTGCCACGTAAAAACATATCGTGATAAATCGAACATTGATTTTTATCATACCGGTTCCAAGCAATAAATCAATTTTAGCGGCTGCTGAAATAATCATAAGTATTATTATTTTTTTGACAATCCCCTTGAATCCTACTTTACTACTTAAATTTTTCACATAGATTGCTTTCATAATTCCGGAAATATAGTCAAATACCATAGCCCATAAGATTACTTTAATAGCAGCATCCTCTCCACCTGTCATATAAAAAATTATACCAATCATAATTCCAAAAATCCATGTAAACCCGCTTAAAAGTTTTTCAATAACATATAAAAATGTTACTACTATTTCTTTTACTACTTCTTTTATTATTTCCAAATTTTCTCGCATAATCCCTCCAGAAGTTTATAATTTCAGTATTTCATACCAACTTTTGTAATATTTTAATGCCTCTTCTGTGTGATCAATAATCGCAACATCTTTATATCCCTCGTTTTTAATTTTTGGTTTCCAACTTGATTCTCCAAAGTTCCTAACAGCTCTATACATCGCTGTTCTTTTTAAAAAAGAAACTCCTAATTCTTTCATAATGTGTAAGAATATTCTATCTGCTAGAGTCCTGTTAATTCCTGTGTCATTGCATTCACTGTAAAGAAAATCATGTATAATTGCAGCCGGAGTATATTTCCCTTGTGGAGGAAACAATGTCCAAAATATACGTGGAACTGATGCTCCATCTGTAATAAATCCTTTGGGTACTGTTATACAGTACCCATTTATCTCTCTTATATAATCTTGATACAATCTGCTTTTTCGTCCATCTGGAAGAGGTTCTGTGATTAACTTAGTTATCTCCATTCTCTTCTTCCTCATCTATATCAATTTTTCGCCCAGTTCCAAATACATTAGAAAATTTTTGTAGAGTTTTTTCAATGACATAAATAATTCTTTTTCTACTTAAAAAATAACGGATCAACAGCTTCGCAGGAATTGGTAATGTTTCTGTCCTTACTTCTACAAATTTTACAGCTGCATTTAGCTTTTTCTTATTTTCTCCGTGCTTAAATGAAGTTTCTGCCATAATAACTGCTCCGTCAAACAAGTTAATATATTTTTTTCGATTATATAAAATATAGATAAGTATTACTCCAGCTACTGCCATCCAAATCCACTGTTCTTGTGTAAACCCTTCAAAATAAGTTATTCCTTTATTTAATAAATTTTGCATAATTTTCCTCCTTAATCTCCTTACAATCTTTTATTTAAAAGCTATTGAGCTAGCTCCTTTGATTTGCCAGTGTGGTCCATCCACATAATTTTTAAAACAATTTCCTCCCCATTCAACTCCATATTTTTTTGTTAGTCCATGTGCTACAGCTATATGATAAATTTCTTTATAAAAATGAAAATCTCTAGCACTCCCTTTATAAACTAGCTTTCCATTTTCCATTTTTAATACTCCTATATCCACCGCATATCCTAGCCCATCATATTTTATTTGATGATTAGATTTATATCTGTATCCGTCTGCTCCTGTAACCTTATTCCCCGGTCTTGTTCTTCCTTGTTGATATAGGCTATTTTGATATTCTGCTGTTCTGACTCCTTGAGTAATTTTGAAATCATGAGGAGAAATTGCTATCAACTCTTTCATAAATTCAACTAAATTAGGATGCACCCCCTTCATTGTTTCAATCGATGCTTTACTCAATTTATACATTCTTCCTCCTTCTTAAAAAATTATTTAATCAAAAAGTTATTTTCTCTATATCCTCAATCGTTGTTGCTAACTTTAATGCTGTATCCAAACTCTTAAATTGTTTAAATATTTTTCTTTCTCTTTCAGAGTACAACTCAAGAATTTTACTAAGCTCCGTATACGTAAAATCCTTATACGTATTATCCGCCAATCTCCACTCCTCTGTATCCTCTCCTTTTAATACTTTTGCGAGTAATCCTAGAAAAATTCTTTCAAATTTTCCTCGGTCTTCAGAATTTCGAACTTGAAATAAGCTCCCGTTCATTTCTAAATTCTCCTTACACAATTCGTCTCTTTTTATCTTCAATTCCTCAAGTTTTTCTTTTTTTACATCCTCAAGATTCACAGTCCATTCTCTTCCACTCCACTTATGCCAAATGCTCGGTCTTTGTATGACTATAATTTTCCCATTTTGAATAATTTCTCCTTCGTTGAGAGAAATTTCTACTCCTTCAACCGCAAGTTCTTCTCGTGTTTTTTCTTGAATAGTTCCATTCTCTAATTTTGGGTATTTAATATCTAAATCTGTCGCATAATAGTTAGATTTCCAATCGGTATAGAATTTTTCAGGATTATTTTTAAAATCTTGCAATGTTGTTACATAAAGAGACTCTATTTTTTCAAGTTTTTCATTATATATATGAACAATGGTAAGCATGTTATTTTTCTCCTTTCATTTCTGTTATTTTTTAGTTTGATATTTTTTGATGTAATTTAAAAATCTATGCAAAATTTCGCTACTCTCGAAATTTAAAACTCTTTTAATTTCAATAGTTTATAAAATTAGTTGTCATGATATAAATAAACTTTTTTATCATTTCTCTTCTGCAGAAGAAAAAATAAACTATTGATTTTATTAGAAATTTATTTTTTCAGATTTCATTAAATTTAAATAGATTTTTAAATCTATTTAAAAAATACCCAATTTTTTTCGTAATTTTATTAAGTCATTTCGCACCTCCTCCGCACTCTCTTGTGCTATATAGTGTTCGTTTGTAACTTGCAAACCTTTATGATTTGCATGTTTACTAGCCATATTTATTCCACCAATATTATTTATCAAATTCACACTTGTTTTTCTTAAACTGTGAGGATATAAATCCTCTATTCCAATTATTCTTCCCATTTTTCTTACTCTGGCTCTAATAGCTCCTTGTGACATCTTATTCCATTTTTTCTTATATCTCGTAACTAACAAATATCCTGAATCAATACCTTTTCTCTCTCTTTCTTTTAACCATTCTTTTAATATTTTTTTGCATTCTTCAAAAAAATAAGCATTTACAATATATCCCTCTTTTTCTTCCACTTCAGAAAAATACCCTTTTTCAAGATTAAGATTTGAAATTTTTAGATCCTGTATTGCAGAAATTCTACAGGCTGAATCAACAAAGATTTCCCACAATAATCTATCTAAAATATCAAATTTTTTATTCTCTACTTGCATATAAAATCGTACTTTCAAAATTTTTTCTGTGCTTAAGAAGTAACTTTTTCTAACCTTATCTTTATCTGTAAATTTTAATTTTTCCAGTCGTTCTTTGAATGGATGATATTTAATTTTTCGCCTTCTTACTGCCCAATCATAAAATGTAGATATTGCGGTAGTTTTATTCATGATAGTTCGTTTACTATTCCCAATTTCTCTTAGATAATTTCGATATTTTTCAATAATCTCTGTTCCTTTGTCAAGGGTATCTTCTGACAATAAATATCTATTTCTATCTTCTTGATGTAACCATTCTAGGAACTTTTTCATATTTTCCTTATAAGTTTTATAAGTTGTTTTTTCTGTTTCTGCATGTGCTGATAAGCAACTTGTTAAATATTCTTGATAAATTTTCTTGTTTCTAATTGTTGTTTTCCAATTTTCCATAACTCTAAACCTCCAAATTTTAATATGTTTAGAGTATATCAGATTATTCAGTTTGGAAAATTTATCAAAAAAACATAAAATAAAATTATTGTGGGAGTCAACAACAGGAATAGACAATGAACATTTGACATTATCAGAATCATACAAAAATTTCGATGAAATTATATTTGTATCTGGAGGAACTATAACTGGAAATGGGTACCATTCGGAATGGAGATATCTAACTAACCATCTTGTTACAAATATTGATTATATAAATAACACTTTTGGAAATGTCATTATAAACTTCAAAACTTCAACTAGAATCTGGTACGATGGTTCCAACCAATGGCTTGCAAAAGTATATGGAATTAAATATTAATTTTAAACAAAAATATAATTATAAAATACTTATGATTACATTATTATTAGAATTTCCTGCATTTTTGATTCCCAATTTTCTATTATAGACGTCATATGTTAAGTTAAACCAGTCAGTGTCATCACCTCCCCAAAGTTCATAAACAGTTATAAGTTTTGATTTTTCCAAGTTTATTCGTGGAATAGTCCATGTAAAAGCATAATTTCTAAAATCATTATCTCCTGAATGAGTAATAAATAGAATTTCCCAATTTTTATGAAGAACTTTTGGAGTAAAATCTGTGCTTTTCCCCTCAAATATTAATGATATATTTTTGTTTAGATTTTCCATACTCTTAAATTGGAAAATCTCTATAGTTTTTCTTCTGAAATCATCTACAATAATTTTTCTTCAGGAAAACAAACGATTTCAATAAAAACTAAGAAATATAAATTCTTAATTGTGATTGGAAAAGAAACAAATTGGGGATATTATTCTACCGGAATTATTCCTGTTTTAAATACAATTCCATATAACTTGGCAGTAGGAGCCTCTATTTCAGGGGAGAATAATGACCATTTTGTAGTTAGACTAGAAGCAGATAAAATTTCAATAACAGATACAAGGAGTTATCATAAACAAATTTTTGCAATAGTAGGATATTACTAATATCCTACTGCAATATAGACGACGTCATATTCTCCTCGGAGTGTTTTAAAGCCATGCCTATTGAACGAAGTAACCATGACGTCATCATTCATTGCAGCATCACTTTGGGTGTTTATAGATGTAATTACTCTTAGACATGCGTTTGGAAATGTTTTAGCGAACGAAAAACCGGTTCCCCATTGCAAAATGAATCCGGAGAATTCAATATAGCCGTTTTCTCTTTTTAAAAAAGATACTTTTGATAAATTTTCCAATCTATTTAAAATTGCTTTATTTGAAAAAGGTTTAAAATATGATGCACTAGCATTTGTTAAATTGTTATCTTGAGTACAATAGAACATCTCTTTTGTATTATCATCATAATAAGCATAGTCTTGATACTTCCTTCCATATTCTTTTATCAAGCCTCCGTATTTTGTAACCCCCATACTTTCCGATAATCTCTTCCCTTCTAGTACGGTTCCTTCTTCAATTCCAAAATTTTTATTAAATGCACTATTCTTCGAAAAACTCCTCTCATATCTATCATCATGGTTGTGACTTTCTGGGGGAAATACACGAGGTTTTCCTTTAATGCTACCCCATGTAACTTCTATAGCTCCAGTGAGTTTTTTTGTAGCTTGCCACAAATTATATAATGCTCTTCCTGATGCTACCTTGTCTGGTCGATCATATTCATAGTTATCAGTCTTATCTAAATTATACCCTGATTTTTTATCTTCAATTTTTGGCTCATATTCCTCGTGTTTGTGCTTGCTTGGCGGGAATTCTTTCGGCTTATTTTCAATAGATTCCCATGTTAATTTTAGTTTAGAGAGTCCATCTTTAATTTTCTTGCACAGAGAAAATAAATATTCCCAAGTCATTGGGATTAAATCCTCATCCGGTGTACTTGATTTATTCCAACTTCTACTCCCTCCAACATTCTTATACCAATGCCCTAAGTCATCCGAGTAAGCTTTGTTTTCTTCTAAGTTACTTCTTCCTTTCAATGAGCCTACAGCAGAGACTCCATTCTCTGTATACACTTGATTTGCTATATCTCTTGTTAAAAAAATAATTCCCTCTCTTACATGAATTTCTGCTTCTGTATCTGAAGAAATTGCCATGTATACTTCATGAATAGATTCATATGTTGTCCCTAGTTTATTGCTTGGAAAAGAATCGGCTTCTACAGCTGTCGTATAAGAGTATAAGATTTCATTTGGATCATTTTCAATTTTTGCATATACTCCAAATTCTTCTGTTCTAAAGCTTTCCTCTACATTTTCATTTGAAATTTGTACTGTTAAGACTGCTGTCCCGTTGTCGTTACGTATGTTCATCACTGCTAAATCTATTTTTTTATTTTTTAGTTCTGTGACTTCTCTTAAATTTCCGGAATGTTTTTGATCACCAAAAGCAGCTTTCGTAAATATTACTTTACCCTGTCCTGCTAATGCTCTTGAAAGTAGATTTCTTCCTTCATTTGTTACAATTTGTCCATTGAATTCAGCCATTTCTGCCCCCCCTATTTTCTTTTGTAAAAGTATACATTCCATCTTTATGCTCTGCACTAATATGATTTAAATAAAAGTACACTCTCTGAGGAAGTATATTCATTTTATTGCCGTATCTTAAATAAGTTCCAATATATAAGCTATTTTCTGTTGTACTCCTAAAAGAAATACCCGTAAGATGTTGTGATTTTTTTTTCACAACTTCTACTCGATTTATAAGTTTTTCTAAATTTTTATCCGTATTCCCTTGAATTTCTATCTTGAAAGTTCCAGCTTTCCCATCAAATTCTGGAAATTCCAAAATTTTTGAATTATCATAGAAAATATTTAGAGCATTTTGAACTGCTCTGTTTGTCCCCTTAAGTGCGTGTATGTTAAATGATTGCTTACAAGCTTTTCTTTTTTCTTCAAGTGTCATTGTAAAATCATAAAAATCTACGCTTAATTCTTTTGCTACGAAATCTAATTCCCATTCGCTCATACTATCAATTCTTTCTAGAAATTCGAGATATTCAATATTTGATACGACATGTTTTGCTATCAATGCATCAATTACGGTTAGTATCGCTCTATATTCCTTACTTAAAATACTTGGTGCCAAATCTCGTATATTCGTTACATCATAAATAAAATTCTGCTCCTTCATCTCTGCTCACTTCCTTTGTAAGACACATTTATATTCCTGATGTGAGGCAGATGATATGCTTTTCCTTTGAATTCTCTTGGTTCTTTTATATCAATTCTCTTTATTCCTTCAACACTTTTTGAAACCTCTATAATATCCTGTAAATTTATGCTTTCTCCCATTTTAAAAGACTTTGAGTATTTATTTAATGCTTCTTTTAGATCTTGTTCTATCACAGATTTCGATACTATCGAATTGTCATAAACCCAGTAGTCTAAATCAATATTATAGTCATGTATTTCCGGATCTTTAATTTCAATCTGATCATTTAGCACCTTAATATCATGATCTTGAACTATGAAGTTTTTTATTTTTTCTCGCTCCTCTGAGGAAATTTTTTCAATTCCATTTACGACATAAATATCAATATAATTTGGCTTTGGACTATGTATAAAAACATCTGTGACTAATGAGGATGCTTTTTTTGTCCAATATTCGTATGCCCCCTGTGACCCTCCTGAAGTAAACGATTCTGGAATCAATTCAAGTCTTTTTCTATATTCCTCATCTTCTTCTATCTCCCTTCCCCCTGTGACTTCCGTAATATTTTCAACTTTTTCAAAATATTCATATCTATCTACAATTTCTTTTAATTCTCCTATTAAAATTTTTCCAAGATTTCCAGCCATTTCCGCCACTGCTATAACATCTACATAAGTATTCCCTTGAAAAATTTTATATTCCTTTTCAGTATAAAATAAATATTTCTGATAAATAAACCGGGTTCCTTTTGGAATGATGACATCTTTTGCTACCTCTGTAGAAATATAACATCTTATAGTAGTTCTTGCCTTATTTGCTTGTAATCTCGCCCCTCTACTTCCATAGAAAGCTCCCTTTAGATCGAGTCTTTCTTCTCGACTAAATTTTAAAAAATTCTGCAAAGCCACATCATTCATTTGTGCTTTAATATTTCCTAATAAAGCTGCAACAGTCGAATAAATATATGTTTTTTCATTGCATAAAGGAAGGTGTTCTCCTGTGATTTCTTCATGAAATCGCAAAGCATCCGCTAATATTTTTTCTGAATCCGATTCAATTAAAATCATTTTATTCAACGACACTCACCTCGCATTCAATCTTTAATCCATTTTCTGTTACATCGCAGAGTACATTCTCTAACTTCAACCCTTGAATGTACTTGCTTATTTGTTGTTGTAATTCACCAAATATAGCATTTCTTATAACTGTTACTGGTTTATCAATCATTCTAGTGTCAAGCCCTAAATCTCGATGAAGAGGTACTGTTCCTCTTCTTGTATTCAGAAGAATAAATAATTCTCTTAGTTTTGGATGCTTTGGTATTTCTGTGCTTAATACTTTCATTCTATCCCTCCTGTAATCCCATTAACCATTTGGTTTCTTGTTTTTTGGGAGAATACATTTTCTCTTTACTTTTATTCTTCTTCTTTAATGTTTTTTTATTTTTGGTCTTATTTTTTCTTTGTCCTTGGTTTTGATTCCTAGAAGTCATTTTATTTTCAGTAGATATAATCGATCTTTGAATTCTTGGAATATACTCTTTCAATGTTAAAGCACATTCCACAATTTCTAACTCTCCATTTCCTAAAGTACTCTTAACGCCTTCTTTAAAACTTGTTAACATAAAGCCATGTTCTGACAAAGGTTTCCCTCCAAGTATTAGAGGATAATACTCTCCATTTTCACAAATTTTTTCCAACTTTAAAATTGTCCCCGGAATATCTACTAGTGAACTAATCAGTTTAATGTTAAATGAAATATTTCTTAGGTTTCGATGCAGAAACTCTGTATATGCGACTTCTCCCAAATTTTCATGTTCTTCTGTTCTTGATGAAAAATCAATATCCATCGAAGTTGGAGTTAATAGTTTATTTCTAGAGACTGTAAAGATAATATCTCCATAACTTCCTAATGTTCCAGAATGAGAAAAAAGAGAGAAATTATTTAAAAAATCTTTCGCTAATCTTCCATAATTCATTATTTTTTACTCAACTCCTTATATTTAACAGTTTCTATATCTAAAACACCTTCTTTTAAATCAACTTTGTCTGTTTTAAATCCTTTTTTTGCTTCCATACTTCCATTTATAGTTACATCTTTTCCTATTGTTACAATTCCTGTAATTTCTACATCGCTATCAATCTTCGTTAGATTTCCTTTTAATATGATATTTCCGTCTTCTTTGATAGTAACTATTGACTTTTGAAAATCAATTTTATATTCATCTTCTTTCGATTCACTCAAGTTTTTATCTGAAAAATAACTCCCTATGATATATCCTCTATCTGTATCATCTCCAAGAAAAATACAAAATACAGGAGTATTTACCTTTGGGATTGCTGCTATTTTATTTCCGAAGGTTAGTGGAGATAAAATTGCCAAGTCTTCTGTGATGTGATTTTCATACTCTGGAAGTTTGACTTTAGCTGTATAATTTGTAGGATTGATACTATGTACGAATCCGATTGCCCCTTTAATTGCACTCATCATTTTGCATCACTCCTTTTAATTTTATACGCTTCTAATGATGTTTCAAACTTAGGGAATTTGTGTTGTATTCTAGTGACAACGTACTTTCCCGAAAACTCTCCTGCATCTAAAATTTCAATAACACATCCCGCAAATAATTCCTTGCATCCTATTATTTTTAGGCTAATCTCTATCTCTCTTTTATTGATGTTTTCCAATGTTTTCTTTGCAAGTCTTTTTAGATCTCCACCTTTTGGCTTTGATTTTAAAACATATATTTTTTCCGGATTTTCTTCTTTTTCTCCAGTTTCTAGTTCTTTTTTAGTGATGACTACTTTCTCTTCTTTTTGAGTTTTCATGTTAAAAAACTTCACTTCAATGGCATCATAAATATCATTTGTCTTATCTTTTATCTGAAAATCTGAAACATTATTCAAACTAACTGTTAAGAGAGTTTTTTCTCCAACAAAGATTTCTTCTTCAAAAAGCACTAAGATCCCGTTTGTAATTTTTAATTTAATCCCCTCATCTTGTGCTATTTTATTTAAAAATTCAAAATCTGCTTGTTCTTCTTGCTTTATATTTTTTAGTAAAATATTGTCTTTTACTTTATAGAAATACTTTAGCTTATATTTATCTGCAAATTCTTTTCCTAGTGCTTCTAAAGATACTTTTGCCCATATTTTAGAATGTTTACTATCTTTTGCATGTAAAGGACCAGATATTGCTTTAAATGTTGCTTCTTTCCTTGAAAATTGTCTGTTATCTATGTTATAAACACCAATCTGATGATATTTTTCTCCCTCTAATTCTGATTCCCAGTTTATTGTTTTTATTCCAAGAGTAATTTCTGTTTTTTTAGGAATTACCCAATTGGAAGTTAGAAATTTATTATTGTCGTTATTTAACTTAATAACTAACTCGTCTAAACTACCTTCTAAGTGTTCTGTAACATCTGTAGAAGTTATATATGGTAATAATTGCTCTGTAACATCCACTTTATTTATTATAAAAACAGGAGAGGCTCTCCTTGTTATAGTATTGCTAACCATGGTGCCACTCCCTCCTTTTCTTCCTTAGATATTTCAGGAATTGTCAATTCTATTCCTGCTGGAAAGATGACGAACTCGGAAAGTTCTATATTTGCCTCTAAGAGTTCCTTCATAAATTTTTCATTTCCAAACAATTTGAAACTGATTAAATCCCAAGTATCTCCTTGCTCTGTCTTATAAAGATAATCTTGCACGAGTTTCATCTCCTTCCTGTATTTTTATAATTTGTTCTTGTAATTCCTGTAATTTTCTTTCTAACGCTTCAATAATACTAGATTTTGTTTCCTCAGATACTCCTGAAAAATGATTCTGCATTGTTATAGTAATAGGAGCACTTCTGTCTCCTTTTTTGCTATTTTCTTTTCCTGAAATTGCTGTTGAAAGTCGACTTCTTAAACTTCCAAAAATACTTTCATTTTCTTCTTTTGTAAGAACTCTTTCTCCTCGATGCAATTCCGCTATATATCCATTAAATGGAACATAAGGTAATCCCGTGGCATGACTTCCATCAACAGCTTTTTTCTTTTCTTTACCTTGTGAGAATAATAAATTTACTCCCGGTATCGATTTAATAAAATCTACTGTTTTATCCTTTGCTTTTCGAACCAATTCCGGAATAGCATTGAACAAATCTACAAAGAAATTCTTTATTTTTTCTTTCAGAGAAAACATGATTTCTTTTAGCTTTCCAAAAATTAACAATGCTTTTTCTTTTATGAAATCCCAATGACGAATAACTGCTCCAAATGGTACAAAATAAATAAGAATATTCCATCCTACCCATTTTGCTTTTTCAACAAGCCACAGGAACCCTTTTATAATTTTTTCTGTCAACCATGCTGTTGCTGAAGCTATTTTTTCTTTTATCCATCCCATTGCTTTTGGAATATTTTCTTTTATCCAATCCCAATTTTTATAAATAAGATACGCAGCGGTCGCTACTACAGCAACTAATAAACTAATAGGTCCACCTAATACTGCAATACCTGTTTGTAACGCTGATAAAATTCCTCCAGCCGATTTTACAACTGTAAATACTCCTGAAATTGCCTTTCCAAATGCTATTACTTTGGAAGTTATAGAAAATACACTTATAAATACAAGAATATTATCAATCCCGATGGTATTTAAGAACTTGAAAATATTCCATAATACTACTCCTATTTCTTTTGCTGCTTTAAATGCTTTTTTTGCATTTTCAATAAAATCTTGCCAAAATAGATTTATTTTATTATCAGTTTTGATACCAGATAAAACATTAGATAATTCATTCGCATATTGTGTAGCCAAACTTACAAGATCTGTTCCACCCTCTGTAAAAATAGCCTCTCCAATCCTAAGCTTTACATCAGAAATTGCAGATTTTAATAATGCCCATTTCCCAGAAGGACCTTCTAGTAAAATGTTTGCCATTTCTTTTGCCTTACCCTGTGCATTTGCATTTTCTCTTGCAAATTGTTCTAATGCATCCGCTCCTTGATACATAACACCATTTACTTCTTTTGTTGCAGTCAAAAGCTTATTCATAGCTAATGACCCTTGATCTCCAAATAAATCTTTTAATAATCCTAATTTATCAATTCCCGGCATTTTAGTGACTTTTTGTAGTTGTCTTACAAAAGAAACCATGCCAATAAATTCTCCATCAGTTCCTTTTACTTGGACTCCCAATTTCTTTAGTTTATTTTGAATCCCTGAATCTGCAATTTTAGAAAAAGCGGCTTTTAAATCTCTTCCTGCTTGCCCTGATTTAATTGCTTGATCTCCCATAAGACCAACTGTGGCAGCAGTAGTAGCTAAATCCATATGTAAATCGTGTGCCCCTGCAGAAGCATATTTAAAAGCTTCGCTAAGACCTTGCACATTAGTATTACTTCTTGCCATAGTATTTGCCAATATATCTGCAGCTCCCCCAATATCATTTACTGACAGATTAAACGCTTGCATATGGTCAGAAATCATATCCGATATCATGACAAAATCTTCTCCAGAAGCTGCTGCTAAATCAAATACTCCCGGTAATGCTGCTATAATTTCTTTTGGCTTAAATCCAGCTAATGCAAATTTCTCCATTCCTGCTGCCGCTTCATCTGCTGTAAAAATAGTTGTCTTTCCAACTTCCATTGCTTTTTGCTTCAATGCTTGAAATTCTTCTGTAGTTGCTCCTGTTAATGCTTTTACTTTTACAATTTGCTTGTCGAATTGTAAATAGTCTTGTGCGGAACTTACTCCAATTCCAATTGCTGCAGCTGTTCCAACAGCTAGAGCCGTTTTTGCTACAGATTTCACTTTTTCTTTGAACTTTCCAAAGCCTTGTTTGAAATTATTAAATCCTCCAGCAATTTTTTGTTGAGCTGTTAATTCCTTATATTTTTTCTTTGTTTGCTCAAGCTCTGATTGGAGTTGGTCAAATGGAATTTTTAATTTCTTCAACTCCATCCCATATTTTTGATACGATTTGCTTTGACTTTTAATTGTTTTCTCCAATTCTTTTGCTTTCTGATTTAAAGCTTGATATTTTTGTTTTTCTTGCTCTGTCAAAGCTTTTCCAGCCTTTTTTGCATTTTCAAGAAGTTTCATCTCTCGTCTGGTTTGTACATAAATCTTATTTGTTTCTTTCATTTCTTTTTTTAGCTGCTGTTGTTCTCTTCCAACTCTCATAGCTCTTTTCAATTGTTCTTGTCTTGCACGCAATTCTTTTGCTTGTGACGCTACTTTCTTTAAGTGACCGGGAAGCATCTTATCAACATGCCCTTTTAATCTGATAATAAGATTCATTCCTTTCGATGACATTTTCTCACCTCCCAGATATGCTTTCTTCTATATGTTCAACTAAATTGTTAATCCTGTAGATGTCACAATCCATAAGGTAAGAATATGAAATATGCATATTCAAACCTAGTGGATTGTTCAGACTTATGATCAGTTCATCTAATAACTTTAGATGCTCTGTTTCTAAGTCATCTAGTCTTCTTCCCCCAAAAAATCTCGCACCACATTTCTAACCTTTGCAAAATCTTTATATGGTAATTTTAAAAACTTTTCATGAGAAATATCTGATGTATATTCTGCTACCAACATATAATAGAAATCATCAAATTCTTCCATCATAGCCGCATTTCTTTTTCTCAATTTTGCATATTTTTTCTTAATATTGATGATAGAGTTTCCTGTCAGTTTTCCAAAATCCAATATAATTGTTTGCCCATCTTTCAATACAATATTTGCCACTAATGTATCTCTCTCATCAACATTCAAATTTTCTTGCTTTGTTAACTCTCCATTTCTTTCTTGAATTTCTTGCTTTGCTAACTCTAAAGCTTCCTCATGATTGTATCCTTCTTTCATCGTTCCCTCCTATGCCAATAAACTCTTAATTTTTCCATATAAATCGACTCCATTTACAATCGCTTGACGATTGTAAACATCAATTTCATGTTTTACCATTCCATCAATTTCTTCTTTGTAATATGTTAACGATAACTCTACTTCTGTTTCATTTTTGGTGGCTTTTCCCAAGTCACCACCTGTAGTTTTCTTAACTTTTCCTTTCATAGAAACTACGATTTTTTGTTCTTCTTGATCATGTGTTTCTGTGTTTTCTACTAAGATGACCGCATTTGCAGTCAAGTTTACATTTCCGGGACCTAACATCACATCTTTACATCGATTTATGAATTTCAAGCTCAGACTCATCGAGTTGAAAGCAGTAGGAATCACTTCTTCATGTTCAATCACTCCTAATCCTGTGATAGACTCTGTCTTATGCTCAACATCCGGAAGTGTTATTGTTCCAATTCCTACTAATTCTTGATTTCCATTTTTATAGATAATTGCATCTTCTATAATCGTCGCTCTTAGCATTTACTCCCTCCTTATTGTTTGAACAATAAATTCAAATACTCTGTATCATACTCTAAGATAAATTCTAGTGTTTCCCCCGGAATAATAGCTCCTAAATAGATATGCCACTTGAATTTTCCAGCAAGCATTTCTTGTTGTGGGTTTTCAGCCGGAAGAAACTCTACTCGCCCTCCTAATAACTTATCTTCTGTTTGTAAAGAGCTTAGCCAGACATTAACATTTGTTTCAATACTCTTTGCTCTTGAGGGTGTCATTCCTTTATCTACTTCTTCTATATTATTCAACATGATCATATTCCCAATGTATTTAAACATCCGTTTAACAGGAATCCAGACATCTTTAGGATCTGTATTTCCTCCCGGTTGGAATATAGAAGTTCTGTTGCCCCAAAATACAGTTCCGTTTGGCTGTCTAAGAATAGTAGAGATTCCATTTTCATTCAGTAGATTTGCTTCTGCTTCATCTAAATTTACCTTTTTAAACTCGCTTTCTTCATAATATCCAATCCCCTCCATTTTGCAATTCTTATTAGAAGGACTCTCGCAAGGGACTCCATCAAATTTCGCATCCACCGACTGCATCAGAAGAGCCGTACAAGTAGATAAATGGAATACTTCGTCTCCAATGTATGGACATCCCCATACAATAATTTGATCAGAATCAATATAATTTTTTTCTTTTTTAAAGGAAATTGCCTCTCCATATTTTGTTGTATTTGGAATTTCAGGAATTGAGATAGAGCCCCATTTATCATTTATAATTGAAGCTTTTGCATCTAATGCTGCTCTTACTTTTGCGGTAGAAAAATCAGGTGCTACAACACAACTTGGAATCATAGAATATTTTGGGAAAATTTCCTTTAAACACTCTAATCCTTTTGTTTCTAGTGTTTGGGGGTCAATACTTCCTATCACATCATTTTCTTGAATCTTTGATGTATCTAAGAAATTATATTCAACATCTAATTTTGTCACAGAACTTTCTGTCGATTTTAATCGGATTGTTAATTTTCCATCACTTTCAAAAGAGTAGGAATATTTTTCTATTGAAAGTTTTTGAGAAGTAGAATTATCTTTTATAACTAAAGTATCATCTGTAATAACTCCTATTTTTTCTAAGGTTACTTTAAATTCTTTTACAACTAAGCCGCTCTCTGTATGAGCAGTCTTATGTCTGCTAGGATCACAGACATTGATAACAACAATCGGCTTTACGTTATACACATTAAAAGCTAAATATAATGCTTCATTGATACTAAATCCTTTTATATTATTAATATTCCCAAAATATACAGCTGCATCTTTACTATTTTGAATAAGAACAGGCTTATTCACACAAGACATATCTCCCATATTTACAGTTCCTGCTCCAACAATAACTGTTGGCATTTTTGCAGATAGAAACATTTTTAAACTTGTCTCCTGCTCCTTTACCCTAGTACCGTGTGTAAATTGGCTCATTTTTCCCTCCTTAATAATTTTTACTATATTCGTCTAAATCAACGAAATCTTTTTCATATTCTTTATAATTTTTCATCGTTCTAATTCTTTTCATTTGCTCTTCTGTATATAAAGATTTATGTTTGACGATAAATCCATTTTCTATGATATTTTTTCCAAGATATATATATGTTTTTTCAGAAGTTTGTGCTGTTTCCAACAATTCTTCTTTTTTCTCTGTTTTTGCCATCTCTCCTCCTTATATTATTTTCAAATTGTTAGTATAATAATCTCCATGTGCAATCGCTGGTATATTTAGCTGCATAACAATATCATAAATCCAATAATCTCCTCCAGTTATCTCCTCATTTAAGTAAGCATCCATATTCTCTAAATTGATAGAGTAAGAGTATCCATCTTTACTCTGTATAGCAGAAGGCTTATGTGTGAAATATGCTATCAAATATTCTGCTATTTGAGCTACTTCAAAAAAACCTTCTTCATTTTCCTCGTTTTTAGTCCCTATTCTGATTAAATAATCAGCTACTTTTTTACACTCTCCATTTTTATATTTTTGATTTGTCTTGAGTGGTCTAATCAAAATAAAAGGACATTCTTCCTCTTCTGTTAATATTTGTCCTTGTCTTAATTTTTTTACCTTTTCTTCTACATTATTTAAAGGAAGAAAAATTTTATAAAAATGGAATCCTTCTATCCCAGCTTTTTCAAAAGCTTTTTTTATTTCTTTTTCTAAAGACTCTGCGTTTCTTTTTAACGGATTCATTATTCCCATACTTCCTCAATCCTCTTTTCTAAAATTTCTGTGAATACTTGTTGAACTTTATCATAGATAATACTATCCTCCAACTGTAATCCCATATTTCTTGTAGACATAGATGTCGCATTTGTGATTTTATGTCTCTCTTCCCCTACTCGAAACATCAACTTTGGATTTCCTTGTTTATAAAATGCCCAAAATAATGTCTTCCAAGAAAATTGGGGATTTAATTTTACAATGCGAGTCTTGATATGCTCTCTTGTATATCCAGGATTCGGTTTTGAAAGAGAAAAATAATTTAATTTGCTTCTTTTTGTGCTTCCTAACAAAATTGCTTCACTATCTGTTGCTTTTACTTTTAAAGTTTTTCCAGAAATTTGACTTTTTTCAATCGTATATCGCTTAATAATTGATTTCTTATCCTCAATTTTTGCAATTTGAATTGCTTTTTTGAGAGCCTCTTTCACAATTTTATTTTCAAGATTTCCAAAATTTCTTCCAATTGCTTCTAATTTCTTTAAATTTTCTTCCGAAATAGACAATGTATACATAAGCTACCTCTTTTTCCCTGTTTGAGTAAAATTCTGCAAATACAAATGAATTACTCCAAAACGATACTCAATATCTAAAATTTGATATTCTTCTTTATCAATCGTTACATTTTCCCCCGTTCTAAGAGGAAGCGGAAAGTCTCTTGACTTGATAGAGACTTTCTTCCCATACCTCATTATTGTATTTGCATCTAAATTTTCCATAAATTTTCCAGTTAACTTTGGATTACTATGCCATTTTGTTATGACAGCATTCAATCGAATTCCACAAAAATTTATTTTTTCTGAAAAATCTGTGAAAAATACTCTCTCAATGTCTCGTTTGAACGTAGGATTCATTATTTTTTATCCTTAGCATTTTTTCTTCTATTTTTTTGAATTTCCGGATCTTCTTCAATAGCTTTTTTTCCTCTTTCATCAATTTCCTCTTCTGTTTGTCCAACTGTTGTATTTTCCTCTGTATTTAATATTCCTACCACATTATCTTCTCCTTTTATTTCGTCACTTACGAACTCTGCAACTTCTAAATCCAATAATCGTTCTGCTTCATCATCTTCAATAACAAATTCGTCTCCAAATTGATAGAGAGTGTTACCCACTCTAATATTTCCTAGTGCCTTTATTTTCTTCATAATCTCCTCCCTAAATAACAGTATCTACCCACCAAGATTTCACATCTACTCTTGGTAAACATAATGGTGCTGAATGATATTGAAGTTCCTCATCTTCAGATGTATCGGGATACCACTTTCGAACAACCTCTTTTTTGACAAATAACTTAGCTGGCTTTCCTTGCTCCGGTCTTAACATCATCGCTCCATATCTAAATGCAAAACTCTTTGCTTTTAATCCGATACAAGTTTTTGCTGGAATTACTTCTGATTCTTTTCCCGTCTCCATGTCTGTATACCAATCTACAAAGGAATATACTGTAATTCCAAGCGTTGGAAGATATGCAATTTCTCTTTTCCCTTCCAAATCTTCCGGCTTACTATCATTTACTCGAACATAGTTTGCATGTCGAGTGTTCAAATACTCTTTTACTTTCTCGTTTGCTAAAAAAGCATCTGAAACATCCGGAGACATAATAACAGTATCGATGACAACTCCTGTCGCCTTTTGTACATCTGTTTGTCTTCTTTTTAAATAGGCAATTGGATCGCATGCAGCATTTGTAAATAAAGAAACCCCTGCTAACGTTTCTTTATTGATTTCTCCAAATTGAATTCCTTGTTTCCCATCTTCCATAGGACAAGTCCCTGTTCTAATCAATTCAATTAACATCCAAAGTCTGGTTCTAAAAGCAATATCTTTAAATTTCTTTAGCTCATCTGCTAGAATTTGTTTTCCTGTTGCTTGTGGATCCGCATAAGGCGTTTGTCCAAATTGTTGTTCAAAAATAGATTCCGCTTCATTTACTGTATTTAATTTGATATACGATGGCTTTACTCTTTGCATTGCAAATGCTTCTTTCTTAACAAAAACACCTCGTTCTCTTCTTCCTACTAAAGGTGCTTTTTCTCTTCCAGCTTCTCTAGAATGAATTTCCATTTCTACTGTTTTTTCTGCAATTTCTTCTCCTACTAATAAATCGTATAAAAAATGTTTTGGTGGCATAGATTGCTCCATAATAGCTGTTAATGCAATTAACCCAAAAATTTTACTCGCCATAGTTTATTTTCCCCCTTTTTAATCAATCATAATCAATAATTTTCTTGCTGCTTCTTTGGTAGCATCTTTATCTTGTTCATTAAAATTTACAAATTTTTCATTGAAAGCTCCTGTCCAATATACAGTATGCTTTTTATTTTTGCTTCCATCTGACGTAAAATCATCTGTCACGACACCATAGATTTTCTCTGGAGATGTCAATTTTTTTACTTTTTTTTCACTAAGTTCCACCAAATCTCCCATTTTATATTCTCCTGTTTCAAATTCTACTTTTTTTGTATAAAATGGAAATTCCAAATTTTTCTTTAAATTACTTGTTTCATGAATTTCTTTTTTCATATTTCATCCCCCTTATTTCATTAACTTCACAATATCATTGATATCATTTGCCAAATTATCGGTTTTTTGATATGGTTTTGTCCCTGCTCCTTCATAAGACTGACTTTCCTTATTTCTAATGTTTACAATATCCCCAATTTCACCCTCAGGTATTTCTTGCATGCTAGATGTCGCAAAACTTTCTAAAACATCTTCTATGATGTCTGCTTTTGTTTTTCCTTCTTGCTTTGCTTTATCAATAATATCTTTGCAAACTCCTTTTGTTTTTTCATTTAAAGCTTCTAAATCTGCAATTCTTTTTCTTTCCTCTGCCAATACCTCCTCTTTTGTTGCATTTTTTATTTCTGCTACTAGGTCTTTATTTTGAGCTTCTAGCTCTTTAGCATCTTTATATGCCATGTTATCTCCCTCCTTATTTTCAGTGTGTTCACTATTCTTAACATTTTGAATTTCCCCAACTTTAAAATCATCTAAGTTACTAAACTCCGAATTTTTGATGTCAAATATTGCTTCCTCTGTTGCAAATCCTTTTTCAATAGCCTGTTTTGATGTAAAATATGTCTCTTGATTCATCAACTCTGAAATTTCTTCACGACTCAACGAAGATTTTGTGACATAAGCATTTATGATTGTTTCTTTCATAATGTCTAGTACACTTGCTAGATGCCTCATATCTTTCGCCTCTCCTGCTAAAGCTGAAACAGGATTATGTATCATCATGGTGGATACCGGACTCATAACAATCTTATCCCCCGCCATTGCAATGACTGAGGCTATTGATGAACATTGCCCATCAATGAAGACATTTACTCTTGCTTTGTGTCTTTTTAAAGCACTATAAATAGCACAGCCATCTGCGACAGATCCCCCCGGACTATTGATATATAAGTTAATATCTTCTACTTCCCCAAAATTCTCCAGCTCTTTATAGATATCATCAGCACTCGTCATATCCTCAGACCACCAAGAATGACTACCAATGGGACCGTAGATTTTAATATCCAGTCTATTCTTTGTCTTTCTTGCCTGATTTAATATTGGCATTTAATCCAACCTCCTTTTTCTTTTGAATTTCAATTTTTTGTTGATTTAAGTTTTCGTTCCAATCACTGCCATTTAATTCCATTGCTTCTCTTTCTACTGTAGAAAATCCATGTTTTACTTTTAAAATTGAGGCATTTACCTCTTTGACAGGATCTATTTGCCCCATGGCATTTCCATACCATTCTGAAGCCAAATATGCTCTTCTTTTGATTGGATTTTCTAAAAATCCGGGTAAAATAATATATTTTTTTAAAACAGCTTCCTCAATCACCTGCTCAAAGATTGGTTGACAAAAATTCTGTGCTAACCACTTTCTCCTTCTTTTGTACATTTTCCAAACTTCTAGCAATGAAGCTCTAGAAGCTGAATAGCTGGCGTTGAAAGACGATAAGAGCACTTCAAACGGAATTTCTAAAGCAGCCCCTATTTGTTTTAATAAAGCATTATAGAAAGCTTCAAATCTCGCATTTGGTCTATTTGGGTTTGCAAAAACCATATCTTGACCCGGCTCTAATACTGAGAAATTTCCATATCCCATAGATATTTCTTTTGTTTGGTAAATATCCCCAGTATTTCTATTTTTCTGTTTATTTAAAAATGTTTCTCCAATTCCTACTATTTTTCCTGTATTTCCAGTATTAGCATCTTGTTTTATAAATCCTGTAAACATAGCACTTACTACTGCATTCATAAGTTCTGCATTCGAATATCTTGTCAATTGTGAAAGATTTTCTAAAACTGGAGATAGTAAAGGAACTCCTCTTCTTTGGCCTATTCTCTCTCGCTCCATCATTTTGAAAATTTGCTTTCTCCCAGTGGAATCGTAAACTGGTATTCTCACATACTCATTATTTTTTTTCTCAAAATGATAGGCAATCGTGCATCCATCTTCATCCGTTTCTATTCCTTCATAGCAGTATTCGTTTTCTTCAGTTGACCTGCAACAAGCAGGATCTAAGAATTTTATCTTTATATCAAATAAATCGTTTCCTCTTTGCTTATACGGCAACATGAAAAAACATTCTCCATCCATAAGTTGTGTGATTACTGCTAATTCCTGAATTTGATTGAATGTATTTTCTCCTAAAAAATCACATTCTTGACTGTCAGCCCAAAATTTCCAAATTGTCTCTATCGATTTTTGTATTTCTTCAACTTTTTGTTCCTCTAGTTGTAAAATATTATTATTGATTCTACTTTTTAGCTTTAATCCATCTCCAACAACATTTGTTCTAATTTTTAGAATAGCACCTCGTGCTGGAGCATTTCCCATAAACAGTTGTCTAGACCTTGCAGTTAAAATTTCTTTATTATCTTCAATATCTTCTTTCGTTGTATTCAAGAAATTATAGGCATCTCGAAAAGCTATTTTATTTGTACTTGCTCCTGTCTGTGTGTAATTTAAAATCTCTCGTTGCTTCTTGATAGAATCAATTTCTAGTCGTGTTTTTTGAATTCGTAATTCTGTTGATAGAGCAACTTCTTTTGATGTCTTTTTTGCTTTTCTCATCGCTTCCTCCTAAAATTCATTCGGACAAATCTGGAAAACTTGGATTCCTGTTGTATTATTTTCTATTTGTTCTTTTCTATTTTCCCACCAAATTCGTCCTTTTCTAATTTTATCCAAGTCAGCTCTTCGCATATTCTGTCCATCAATGGTGTATTCTTGCCCTGCTAGTACTGCTTGCTCTGCTTCTAAATACAATCGAATATAATAGTTGCAATCCTCCGCTGTCATTTCTTTATTGCAAATTTCTTTTATTTTTTTCTCATACAAAGATTTTAATTCTTGTAATTTTTTTGTGTCTTCTTCTTTTCCTTTTTCGAAAGAAATCCCAGCAACATATGCGATACCATATAAGATGATTTCTTCTTCTGCTGTTTCTATTTCTTGTAATTTTTCTTCTAATTCAGCTAAATTCCTCATACCTCTACTCCTTTACTATCAATTTCATGATTTTTTTCTTCTTTTTCTTTTAATTCTCCAACGACAGAAAGTTCTAAAAGTTGTTCTCTTGTCAATTTAGATAAATCAATTGGATTGATACTAAATATAGAGAATGGAACAGTCGCATATCCTCGGCAATCAAGTCCTTCATTACGTTCTTGAATTTTCTTCCAGATTACTGTTTTCCCATCAGTAACTTTAATTTCTGCTGTCAAGGATTTAAAATAATCTAAATCATACCCGGAATATTTTGCTCCATTAAAATGACAGTACCCCTGTTCAGCATATCTTGCACTTAACCTTGCCATTACCGTGTCTTTCAAAGCATTTGCCCCAACGGAAATTAAGTGAATTTCTTTATTTTTCGTCAAATTCATAGTATTAAAAATAGGAACATTTTCTCCTCCAACTCCTTTAATTCCTAGAATTCTTCGATGTTCCCTTGATGAAACAAAGTCATACACCTTTTGAGTGTGATGTCCTCCGGTATCAATACAAGAAGCATAAATTTTTAAAATATCTCCATTTTTATATTGAAAGGTCTGGTCTAAAAACTTATCTAACTCTTCCCAAATTTTTGATTGCTCCATATTTCCAGTCAAAATTTGATATTTCATCCCCCAACTTTCAAATCCTTCTCCCCAACCAACTACTTCAATGGCAATCCATCCGTCTTGAATATCTATTCCGGCTGTTAAAATGAGAACTTGGTCAGGTAAATAGTCATATTTTTCTCTTGTTCTTTTTAATAAAGATTTTGCATCTAACTTACCTTTGTATTCTGTTTCGTAAGTTTCCGCTAGTACTGTGTTAATAAAAGCTTTTAATTTTTCAACATCCCCTTTAATATCTAGCCATTCTTTCACAATGGATTCCCAGCCACGAAATGGACTAGCTAAAGCATTTAATTGATAGCCTAAGTTTTGCCTTCGCTCTGGAAAAGTATGGATCCATTTTCCCTCTCCTTTTTTCCATTGCTTTTCCGCAAATGCTTTTTTACAATGAGCACATACCATTCGAACATTTCTTGCTTCATCTTCTTTTTCTTCCTTATCCCACTTAATTCTTTCCCATTCCAGCCTCTGATATTCTCCACAGCTAGGACAAGGAACATACCAATGTCCTTGACTTGAAGTTTCATATTCTGCCTCAATTTCAGAATCTCCTTTCATCGTAGGAGTTCCTGTGATAATATGCTTTGTGACATCATCATAAGTTGAAGTCCGTTTTTTTGCTAAACTAATGGGACTTCCCTCGTTTCCAGCAGATTTTGGATAACGATCTACTTCGTCTAAAAATAAAAGTCGAATGGGTCTTGCTGCTAACTTCGCCGGTGATGGACCAACTAAAGCAATAAATCCTCCTGGAAACATTTTGTGTGTTACTGTGTTTCCAGAATCTTTTTTATTTGCATCTTTCACGAATTCATGGACAATACAGTTAGTAATAGCTGGTTGCAATCTTTCTTTTGAAAAACTTCTTGCCATTTCATCTGTTGGTTGTACAATCAACATTGGACAAGGATCTAAGTGAACATATCTCAGAATTATATTTATAATCAATTCTGACTTCGCCAGTTGCGAAGCCATCATCAAACTAAACTGCTTAGTATCCCCTTTTGTGATTTCTTTATAAATTTCCACCATGTATTTTGTGAAAGCAGTTTCAAATTTTCCAACCTTTTTAGATGAAGTAGAATCTAAAACTCGATAGGTATCTGCCCATTCTGCTACATCAACTAATGGTGGTTGTTTTAAAACTCGTAATGATTTTTGAAATAATACTGCTGTATCCTCATACATCTACTTTCTCCTTTTCTGGTGGTTTATATTCTGCTAGTTCTTCCAAAGTGTCTATCAATATTTTTTTTAAGTAATTTAATCTTTCATGGGGTTCTATCTCATCTAATGTGTCATCTATTTTAATCGCAGTTCCTAATAATCTTGCTTTGAATTTAATTAACATATCTGTTAAAATGTATTCTACATTTTCATTTGCATGATAATTTTTCTTCATGATATTTAACTTAAACTCTGCTGTTTGCCTTTCGATTTCCTTTTTTCGATTCCATTCATCTTTTGAATCCAAATAAGATCTTAAGCAATCACGAATATCATATTTTCCATTCTCCAATTTCTTAAAAATACCTTTATTGGCATAATTTCTTGTAGTCTTTTCTGATATTCCAATCAATTCAGACAAAGTTTTTAAAGTTACTTGATGAATGCTTCCTTCTCGTGTTTGCTGGATATACAGTTGAACACATCTTGCGAATGGATAAGTTCCATCTAAGTTTTTTTCTTCTTTGAATAATTCTCTAACTCGCCTATCCGTAATATTTAAAACTTTTGCAAGTTGTTTTTCTGCTATCAATATCACATCTTGTCACCTATCTTTCTTTGAATATTAATTCCACTAACATCTATTTCCCCATTCATCAAATCCGGTAACAGTTTGTCTCTCAATTCAACCAAATATCTATTTTCTTCCTTATTTAAAAAATGCAACATAGTCTTCCAAGTTTGAAGAGCTAGTGTTATTGTTGAACTTAATTCTTTTTTATCTTTATTCTCCCACTTTAATTCCTTACTCTTAGTTAACCTTATATAATCTTGCTTAGGTAAGTTTATATCTAATTTCAAAGTATTTTTTATTGTGTCGTTTAACCCTTCTGTTTCCTCGTCTCCTTTATTAGCATTTTCAAAAACTTCTACAAACCCAAGCTCTTTAGCCCAAACTTCATTGATCGTTAGTTTGTTTTGATTTTTTTGCTCCATTACTCTTCTTAAATCATTCAAGATGTCTTCATAACTTCTTGTTTTCTTTTCTTCTTCAATGCAACCAACATGTATTCCAGTTTTCCATTCATCATCTACAATTTCTTTTGCTGTTACTGTTTTAGAAAAGCCTATGATTTTTTTCTTTTCAAAAATAGCAGTTAAAATTTCTTCTATATTTTCTTTTGAAAAAGTATTTAGTTCTTTAATATAAACTCTATTTTTAGTATGTAATTCTCCTTTTTGTTCTCTTTTTTCAACAATAAAATTTTGAATTCTGCAATCAATAAAACTAATAGTATCGGCATTTTCAAAATATAGCATTGTAGTTGGAATTTGTGTTTTCTCAAACATTTTCCCAGGCATTGCAATAACTGCTCTTATTTTTTTATTTTCCAACAAGTACTTTCTTGCGGACTTTTCATCCTCTGAGCAAGTAACACTGTTGGGGAGAATAAATGCAACTTTTCCATTTACTTTTTCAAGCATTTTTAAAACAAAAACATAGTTCATGTTCTTAAGTTCAACTTCTTTTTTGTATTCACCTTTCAAATTAAAAGGAGGATTGCTAATTCCTGTGTCAAATCCAGGATATTCAAAGAACATGCAAGGTTCTATATTAGAAAATTTTTCTCCTTTTACAAGCTTATAAACTGCTTTATGTTCTCCAGTAAGAACATTTCCATTTATTACATATCCTTCTATATTTCTAATTTTTAAATTAAATATTAAAAATGGAATAATCTTTTCGTCTAACTCTTCGCAAACAAATTTCAAATTTTTATTACTAACCCATTTTTGAATCGTCAGTGCTCCACTACCTGAACACATATCATAAACCCATTCTTCATCCTTTGACTTGGTTAGTTCAGAAACTAACTGACATAAACTTTCTGGTGTAAAGTCTTGTTTCTTATCCTCACGATCTGCCATATAAAATTGCCAAATTTTTTGCAAGTAATCCGTTTCTAAATCTCCAGATATTAAATTCAAAAATTTTTCACAATTAGAGTTTGTTATTTTTTCTAATCCAAATTCTTCTAATTGCCCAAAAATATTTATAAAGTTTTGGGTTAGTTCTTTTAATTCCATTTTTTCTCCTAAAAATTCTATATAGTCTTCTAAAAATCTCGGAACTTGGAAGGGAATTGAAAATTTTGTTATGTAAAAAGTCCCGAGCTCGAATCGCACCCGCAAAGCTTTTTATTTCCGTCACAGTACCTTAGAGTAGTTCATCCTCTCCAACCACAACGTCATCTTCTGTTTTTCCTTGCAGAGCTTCCATTATCTTCAGCTCATCAGCAACAGTAAACCCAAGCATACGTGCTATAGAGTTCAATGCCTGTGTCTTTGCTGCAAGTGGTTTTGTTTTTCTTACAGCTTTTTCAATGCTATGTCCGTCCGGTCCTACAGTGTCTATGTACTCAATCTCTTCTATTTTTTTATTTACTTCCTGCACTGTGTTCCAATGCTCTCGAATGATTTGCATAGGTCCCATCTTTATATCTGTAATTAACATAGCTCTTATTTCCAACATCGTCATCGCAACCCTTGGACTCCTCTCTATGTTAGCCGCTTTTGTCTTTGCACTGTATCCTGCTTTTATCTTTGATTCTTCTTTTCCAAATCCGGACAGTCGAAACCAAATATATTTACTTTCTTTTTCTGTCAACCCCTTAAAGTCGCATATTTTTGCATATTTTTTACATTCTATTTCTTCACGAATTTCTCTATACTCTTCTACGTAACGCCTTATCCAAGATATGATTGTATTTGTAGCTATCTTGGTAGTTCTATGTATTTCCTGATATTTTTCTTTTTTTGTTTTCCCAAACTTTGCATACTCCAGTTGAATATAGAGTTCTAAGACTTGAATTTGCTTTTCATGTAAGTTCTCCATATCCAACCTCCCGTTTATCTAAAGTTTTCTTGGATTTCTTCCCATGAATATTCTTTTTCATCTCGAATCAATGAAATATTATCTTTTCCCATAGAAGCATATCTCTTAACGATAACATCCACATATTTCTCATCAAATTCCATGAGAAATGCTCTTCTCTCCAATTGTTCCGCTGCTATTAAAGTACTTCCACTTCCTCCGAATAAATCAAGCACATTCCAACCTTTTTTACTGGAGTTTGAAATCAATCTTGCAATTAGATGAATCGGCTTCATCGTAGGATGCACATCATTCCTTAATGGTTTATTTTCTTTGATAACGGTTTGTGGAGTTGTATTCAAATTTTTCTCAATGAACTCCAACAACTCCTGTTTTGTCATCTTTTTAAAATTCTCTATAGAATTGATAACGGTATCTTGAGTAAAATCATGGATAAAGTAATGTGCTTTTCCTAATTTCCAACCGTATAAGCATGGTTCATGTCGCCAATTATAATCCTGCCTTGATAAATTGAAGCCATTCTTTTCCCAAATAAGTGTTTGTGAATATTTCAATCCTGCTTGTGCTAATGCAGCTCTAAAGTTTATTGCTTCGGTTTCTGCATAAAAAATATAAAATGCTGCCCCTTGTTCTAAGATTTCTTTGGCATTTAAGTAAGTATTTAGCAAAAATTGATAAAATTCTTCTTTACTCAAATTATCATTTTGAATTTTTAAGCCGTTTTCACTCTCATAGTCGATATTATATGGCGGGTCCGTTACCATCAGATTTGCTAATTCTCCATTCATGAGCGTTTTAACATCTTCCATGTTTGTAGAATCTCCACACATCAATCTATGAATTCCTAGCAAATAAATATCTCCTCTTCTGCTATAAGGTTCTCCCTGTATTTCCGGAGTTTCTATTTCCTCAATGTCTTCCAAATTATCTAATTCTTCCTCTATTTTCGCTTTTATTTCTTCAAAATCAAATCCGGTCAATTCAGCAAACTCTTGTCCTAACTTTTCTAACTCTTTGAGTAATAAGTTATAATCCCATTCTCCAAGCTCTAAAGCATGGACTTCCGCTATTCGAATGGTTTGAAATTCCTCCGGAGATAAGTCTGTAACTCTTACGCAATTTATCTCTTGGATTCCTAGCTCTTCTGCTACTTCTAGCTTAGCATCATCAAACATACTTTTATTGTTATTGTCAATCACGACAGGCAAAATCATCCCAAACTTACTAATCAGCTTTCTATAAAGTGCTTTCTGTGCCTCTGTCACTTTTCTGGGATTGGTATTGTCTTTTTCAATATCATGAATATTTAACTTGATAATCTCCATAACCACCTCCTGCAGGTTCTAAATTGTTCTTATCTTTTGCATATTAAAAATACAAAAATTCAAAATCACTTTCAGGATTGCTGTGCCATATATTGTTATCACGCGAGGAAATTTGTTTTTTCATTGAAAATAAAGACTTTTTTATTTTGGAATTGTCAAAAAAGGCTCATAATTATGATACTTTTTTGTAAAAAAGAAGGTTAAATGCTTTTGATTATTGCATTCAACTTTACATGGTATGAATAGCAGATTGTTAAGAAAGTTCTCAAGCCTTTCTATATTTCCAAAAAAATCTCTTTTTGGAGATGCCCTTGCCTGAGATTCTAGTAAGATAGTTCTTACCCTAGTCCTATATCTTTTTATTTGTGGGTAAGATTTTAGAGAGGTGTTACTAATAATATCATCTACGATTTTTTCATCTAAAATCCATTCTTGATTGTCTCGAATGATTCCGGATAATTCTCGGGATTTAAAATTTTGTAACACTTTGACTAACACATCGTGAGAATGACAAATTTCTTCCACGATAATTTCATAGAGTTGTCTGCTTATTTTTTCTGAAATTTTTTCCTTTAGTTTTTCTATTGTGATTTCTTGAACATATATGGTATTTACTAATGATTTTATAACTGTTTTTGAGAGCCGGTGCTCTAATCGGAAAATTGCTCCACGAACTTTTGTCTCATGATTCCGATTATGCTCATGCCCTTTGCTGTACAGCCTTAGTTTCCAGCCTGCATACGGTTGAAAAATAAAGCCGGTTGTATAATGTTTTTCTTCTTTTGTGTTAAAATTGTAATACTGAACTTTGTTAATATCCTCATATTTCCTAGTTAATGCTCTATAAAAAAAGGAAATAATGTTGTGATACTTATAAAAAGCTCCTACTTTTTCTTGGATACAAAACTCCAAGAAATCATATTTTATTCTTTCTAACTGAATAGGCTCTTCAATCAATTGATTGAGAATTTGTAATAGATTTTCCTCTGTTTCTTTTTTCTCCAGTTCTGTCGTGACCGGAAAAATATTATCTTGATTTTTTGCTCTCGGATAAGAAAAGTCTATCCGAATAATTGCTTTTCTTAGAGTTGCCCCTCTGTAGCTTTCTTCTACTTTGATTGTGTTTATATTTTTTTGGCTAATATTGTATGTTTTTGTTTTTCTTGATGTATTTTCTGAGATACTATTTGGAAATATACTTTCTATTTTGGATTTAATAAAATAAATATCGGTTTCTACTTCGACGAAAATCCCAGCTCTATCTAATCCATACATATTTTCCCTATTTCTTTTTTCTTGGAATCAATGGTATTTCTGTTTTTTCGCCGCACTCAGGACAAGTTAAGATTAAAATTTCTTTGCTCAGATCCACTTCTGTTTTTATTTTTCCAACTTCAATTTTATTGCCCCTATATTTAAAGAGAAATTTAGAACATTTACAATACACTCTCCCAATGTAAATGCCGTCGGTATAGTCATACATCCGGATATTCACACCACGTAGAATTTATTTTTTGAAATATCTTAATCTCTTTGTTTTGATATTTTTTCTTTACTTTTTCCAATTCAAGAAGCATATTTTTCTTTCTATAAAAACTTTGTTTAAAGATGATATTCTTACAGGAGATTCCATTTACTATTTTTTCTCCATCCTGTACTCGAATCATCCAATGAAGTCCTATATCCATAAATGTTCCTCCTCTCAAAGAATATTCTAATTCTGATATAAAATTTTTTCGACCTGTGATACTGCTTTTTGCTTATTTTTCTTTAGAGCATTTCTTAATCCACAGTCAGTTTTATACGTTGTTTTTTCTCTTAATTCTGTGAATGTCATTTCCAAATCAATCAAAGTTTTCTTTACATTTTTAAAAAAATTGGTTTCTTTGTACTCTTTCATAAAACAACCTCCTTTTAAAAACTTATACCACAAATTTATCTAATAAGCAACTTTTATTTTATAAAATCTTTTAAGATATTTTTTAGAGATGTATAAAAAATATGATGAATTCAATATTTTTATCCATAAAAAATTTTTTCAAAAAAAATAAAAAAGGCTATAGACATGTGGCAACACATCTATAACCTTAAAAAATTATAGTTAAGAAATTTATTAAAAACTGGACTATGAAAATCTATAGTTAAGAAATTTAAAAATTAAATTTCATCAAGATCTATCCCCTCTATAAATATCATAAAATATCTTCGAAGTATGTACATCTTATTTCTTTTATAATTCGTCAATTCACTTAAAATCTCTTTTTCTTCCATATTTTTTAATATGGAATTAACTGTAGTCTTACTTAATCCTGTCTTACTAACTATTTCATTGGACTTCAAAATTGGCTCACTGTAAAAAATATTTAATATTTTTAGAATATTTTCCCATTTTCCCTTCAGTGTTGGAGCTATTGATTCATATTCTTTTACTTGAATAACTACTTTTTGGAATTTCTTTTTTGCCATTTGAGCAGTTACAATAACCGCTTTTAAAAAGAATTTAATCCATCCTGTCATGTCATTATTTTCACGCACTCTTGTTAGTGCATCATAATATTCTGTTCTATTTTTTTCAAAATAATCTGAAATATAAAAACACGGTTTATTTAAAATCTTTTTATCAAGCAAATACAGAGGAATCATCAATCTTCCAACTCTTCCATTCCCATCTGAAAATGGATGAATAGTTTCAAATTGATAATGCAAAATAGCTATTTTTATTAAATGGGGTATTTTTAAATCATCATTATGAATAAATTTTTCTAAATCTGACATCAAATCATTCAACATATAGTGTGGCGGCGGAACATGTTTGGCATCTGAAGGTTTGCTTCCTCCAATCCAGTTTTGACTGATTCTATATTCTCCCGGATATTTATTTTTCCCTCTAACACCGTTTAATAATATTTTGTGTATTTCCTTTATCAATCTACTAGAAAATGGTAACTTTCCATTTAAAATCTGGTCAATTCCATAATCTAGTGCTTTTATATAATTATGTACCTCTTCATAATCATTTCTTTTTTCAGGATCTATATCTTCTATATTCATCATCTCTTCTTCAATAGAAGTTTTTGTACCTTCTATTCTACTTGATTTATTGGCTTCTGTTTTTATATGCATTCTTATGTAAATATCAATATCCGGAATCAAATCAGAAAAGGAATTTAGCCCCCCTAACTCTAAGTTAGCAGTTTCTAAAAGTATGTTTATATCAGAATTATCCCATTTCCAAAAATCATTGATATGATTTGGAATAAAAGAGTAATATAAATCTTGCTTTACTCTATTTCCAGATTTAAATGTTTCTAGTTTTATCATTTTCTCTCCTTTCCTCATTAATTTTGATTAACTCTCCTATTTTAAGTACCCGTAAATCACTTTCTTCAATCTCTTTTGAAGTAAACAATTCTTTTCTCACTTCATCCCAACTTCTACCAATAGACTTCTCCATATATTTCACCTCGATTTTTATTAAATATCGAAATCGTCATAAAAAGTTTTCTATGAGAATATCATAAAACACACTTTCTATATTGTAAAGTTATTTTACATCCAATTGAAAATAAATTATATCGAAATTTTCCAAATGATTGTTATACAAGCTTCTCCTTGTTATGATTGCAAAATTGATGGTAAACACCAATAATTTTTCCCAATTCTTTATAATCATCTTCTTTTTTCACTAAAATAGGATTATAATCTCTATTTTCACTAAATAAAATCAGATCTCTTTCTTCCGTTTCAATTTTTCTCTTTAATAGCAACCTTCCGTTCAAATAAAATACCCCTACTTCATTGTGTAAAACTGGAGTATTTTTTTCTATAAAGATAAGTGAATTATTGTCTGACTCCGGCAGCATACTTTCTTCTTGTATCCAAATCCCACAAATATCCTTGTTTTTAAATCTTTCTGTTGAAAAAAGTATCTCATCATATACATCTTCCATTGTCTCGTGAAAATATCCAAAAGCTTCTAAGAGTGATGAGTACACTTTTATTTTTTTTAAATTATTATTGATATTATAATATACTCTTTCTTCTTGAACCATTTGACTCTCTATATCATTTGATTCTTCCTCAGGAAGATAGCCAATTTTTTTAAATAATTTTACTTCATCAACTCCATATAATTTGCAAAGTCTACTAAGTAGAATTGGATTAGGTGTAGTTCGTACTCCTTCTTCTATTCTCTGTATATCACTTTTTCCACATGTTAGACCTAACTTTTCTAATTTAAATTGAACCTGACCCAAAGTATAATTTTTTTCTATTCTTCTATTTCTCATTAAAGTTCCTAATTCTTTCGCATCTCTATCCTTTAACTTCATAGTTCCTCCATTTCTAAAAGAATTCTTTTATTTTTATATAATATTATATACTTTTTTAAATTAAAATAATATCTTTTTAGATATTTTTTAAAAAAACGTTGCTTTTTAGATTAAAAAATGGTATACATTAGTAAAGTATCTAATTGAATAAAAAATAATGGAATATCTAATTTGCGAAAGGAGAAGTAATATGAAAATTAAAGAAAAAATTGAAAATCAATTGCAAAGACGACAAAATGAATTTATGGAAGTATTCAGAAAGTATGACGAGGCATTGGGGAAAGAAAGAGAAAAAACTAGACATGAATTAGAACTTGCCGAAGCACGTGTTAGAGAATTGGAGATAGTTTTAAAAATGTTTGAGGAATAAGAAATTCTTATTCCTCTCTATTTCGTAACTACCGAATTATCCACCATAAGAATGTTTACAAGGTTTATATCCTCGTGCTTCTGCTTCAGAACGCTCGATAGGAATAATCTTTTTCGCTCTAACTAAGCCTTTACAGGTTTTGGTAGCATGGTATTTTTTCCCGGTTGGTGTTATGTAAACAGTTTCTGCAAAAGATAATACAGTTAGAAATAAAAATAAATTGCTCCTGTTCTTTAAATACTGAATAGCATGGTTGATTATCATATTCTTCCATAGTTGACCTTCCCCAAGATTAACTACTAATCAACTGTGCCATTGAGTATTTAACATTTACTAAATATGGAGGTGAAATATGAAGAAAAAACATATATCTAAAATGTCTGTTGATGAAATTATGAAAGCTATAATGTCTGATTATATTGCTGGATTTTCTTTAAAAAAAATCCAGCAAATATATGGAGATTTTGGTGTGCAATATATAAAAAAATATTTACATCAATCTCCTAATTATGCTTGGTATGACTTTTTTAATACTGGAAATAATGACCTTTTAAAACGAGAAATTATAAAAAAGTTTATAAAAGGTAGCTCGAAAAAAGAAATAAAAAAACAGTATGGAGAATATGGACTATTTATTATTTCTAAATTTTTACAATTATTACCTATAGAAAAAATTTAATAACCATACAGAAAATCAAAGGAGGTTTTAACTATGTCACAAGTAATTATTTCTGTCGATTTAACTCAAGTTACAACAAATGATTTAATTGAGGAACTCTTAGAGCGTTCTGAAATAAATGATTTTAATGTAATTGATGAATTAGCCTTTCGTTATTTTTTAAAAAAATTAAAGCCAGAAAAAATCAAAAAAGCTATGGAAAATATTAAATAAAATTTAATATTTCAATGCCCTAGATAATTGGAAGTTGTCGACTAAAATATGAAAGATAACTTCCGATTCCATAGGGACAATTTCATAGCAATCTTCTGTAATTTTCAATTTTATTTTCTGATTATTTATGACATTTTTTAGACTAACGCTTTCAATACAAATGTCAAATGATTCTCCTGAAAACTCTTCTAGGTGATTAGGCTTATAAAAGAATGCCATAATATAAGGAATAAATTGTTTAAAGGAATACTCTTGTCCTTTTTCTTGTACAGAACAAGTAATAAGAGTTTTATTTTTATTTACAAAATATTCTTTTATACCTGTTGCTTTTACAGATGTTCCTAGACCATTGATTATAATCTCAGGCTCATTATCTTGATTAAAAATTGCTCTAAATTGTGCTGGTTTTTCGATAACTAAATCTGAATCTTTTACTATAGTACTTTTAAAATACATAACAAACACCACCTTTTTTTTAAATTCTGAATAGTATGGCTCATAAGAAACTTTCAAAAAAATCCTGCCAGATTGAATGAAGTTTATGGGCTGTACTCTTGAGAATTTAAAGTTATTCATTCAATGGCTGCTCATCTGGGATGTATTCGATTAAATCCTGAATTTGGCAGTTAAAAAATCGACACAATTTATCAAGGATATTCAACCCTACTGTATCAACTCTATTGTTATTATAAAGTTTTGTTAAAGTATCTCTACTTATTTCAATTTTTCTTGATAATTCCATAACAGATTTAATATCTTTATCAAGCATTCTGTAAGCTAGCTTTGATTTTAACAATGTTAACACCTCCTTTTTGTTTATTATAGCATATAAAATAATCTTTTAAAATACCAACTGTTGTTTACAACCTACAAAATGTTGTTGACATTATATTCTATAATATGCTATAAATAGTTTATAGAAAATATATTGTTTTTTATAAACAGCTTAATGTTGTTTATAAAAAATTATAAAAACTTTTTAAAATTTAAAAAGGAGGGATGTGTAGACAACAATTTTTAAAAAGGAAGGTGTAATTATTATGGAACAAGAAGTAAGAGAAAAAGTGCTTCAATTTTTACAAGAATTGAAAGAATCTGGGAAGTTAAAAAGTGAATCGGAAGAATTAGTTGAAGATTTACTTGACAGTCTTTCAAAAGAAAAAATTTCACAAGAATTTGAAACTAAGCTTTTCAAAACAATAGAAACTGTAAAGCAAGAATATCTCTATTTTGGAATTTTGGCTGGAAAAATCCTTGAATAATTCTTTGTAAAAGAAAAAGAGCCCTCCATCACAAAGGCTCTTTCCCCAAAAGTGTTTACTGTCTCACTTCTAAATCTGTATGTTAATTATACCAAATAATTTTATATTTTACAATGAAAAATTAAAAAATTAGGAGGTGTATAAAAAAAGGTTAAAGGAGGATTTTATGAATGAATTAGTAGTACAAGTAGAAAATAAAAATGGAATATTAGTAACAACAAGTAACAGAGTAGCTTCGGAATTGGGAGTAAATCATAGAGATTTGTTAGAGAAAATTGATGGTTATATTAAAAGATTTGGGGTTGCGGAACTTTCCGCCGACTTCTATATTCCTAGTAATTACGTACATCTACAAAATAAACAAACATATAGAAACTACTTAATCACAGAAAAAGGAGTTGCACAACTTATCGGAGGATATTCAGCAGCAGTTTCTAAAGCCTTTGATTTAAATGTAGCCTATATCAACAAATTCGAGGAAATGAAGAAATATATTCAAGGAAACTTTAAAATTCCTAAAACATTTTCTGAAGCATTGAGATTGGCAGCAGAAAAACAGGAAAAAATTGAAAGATTAGAAAATAAGTTGGAAGAACAAGCCCCTCTTGTTGGATTTGCAGAAACCATTGAAAAGACTTCCGATTGTATTTTAGTTCGTGAGTTTAGTAAGATTTTGGGAAATGAAAATATCCATCTTGGAGAAAAGAAACTATATAAATGGCTAAGAAAGAATGGCTATATTATGAAAGATTCTACAGAACCTTATCAAAGTGCCATTGAAAAGGGATTATTTATGGTTTCTGAAAAAACTATAAAAACCGTAAGAGGAGAATTGATTATAAAAACTACCAAGATTACCGGAAAAGGACAAATCATATTGTTAGAAAAATTGAAAAAAGAATTTTAGCAATAAAAAAAGAGCCTTCTTAATCTTTCAATAGTGAGGTTCAGAATAACACTTTGGACGGTGCTGGACTTTACTATTGAGAAATTAAGATTGCTCTTCGGTAGGTTGTTCTTCCGGGATGTACTCGATAATGTCTTTTATTTGACATTGGAAAAATTTGCATAGTTTAATGACAATTTCAAAACTTACAGTTTCGAGTCGCTCACCATTGTAAATTTTTCTTAATGTTTCACGACTAACATCAACTCGTCTCGATAATTCAGCTACACTTTTTATCTTATGGTCTAGCATAGTATGTCCTAAATTAGATTTTAACATATTATCCTCCTCCTTTGATTAGTTATTCTTGTATTTATGCTAATTATAACATATCTAATTTAAAAATTATAGTGTTTTTTGCCTACTATAATTGGCAAAAAACTATTGACAATGTACGTTATAAAATGTTATAACAATATCAAGATATGTAAAATGTTTATTTTAGTTATTTTTTTACATAATATAAAAGTTTTAAAAATAATAAAAAAATTTTAAGGAGGAGAAACCATAGAAAGCAAAAGAATAATGAGATTGATTCAAGTTTTAGTAGAAAGAGGCTATTTGAAACTAAGTTCCAGAGAAAAGGAAGATAAGCTAATTGCTCAATTAAAAATACTTGAGAAAAAATTATCTCCTGAAGAATTTGAAACATTTGAAAATTTGTTATTTACAACATTTGAGAATGTAGAAGATGAGTTTTTTGAATTAGGAAGATTAGTGGGAGAAATGCTTGAAGCAAAGTAAAAAAAAATGAGAGCCCTCGAACAGCTCTCACTTGATAAAAGTGCCATCAAACACTTCTAAGATTTGATTTATTATATCATTATTTCTTATAAATTTCAAGGTTTTCTCTAAAAAAAGGAGGAAATTTTTATGAAGTTATCACAATTAAAAAAAGTTATTGATTGTTTTGGAAACATCACATTCAAGGAATTAGAAGATATTATCTTATCTTCTCCAAAATTAAAAGAGATTATTTTAGGTGATGTGAAATGAGTTATCCCATCACAGTTTATCTAGTTTTTAACCCGGAAGGAATGTGTATGTCTGCTTATACAAGTAACTTTGAAGCAGAAAATACAGTAGCAGACAATATCGCTACTTTTGGATATGGTTGGAAAGTAGAACCTGTTTCTCTTACTGTCACAGAAAAATTTTACGAAAGATTAAAACATATCTTTGAAAATCAAGTTCATGAAGAAGATGTGATTGAAGCAGATACTGGAGAAATAAGCCCAAAAAGAAAATCATTAAAACATAAAAAATAAAAAAGGATGGTTGAAATGGAAAAATTATTGAAAGAAATTGAATTATTGAATGAAAAATTAGAAAGTTTAGGAATTCTAGGAGAAAGTAAAGAAGAAATACTAAAAGAATTTATCAAAGTTAGAGCAGCAACAATGCCTACAAGCATATTAAAAAGTAGAATTAGTAGAATTAAAAAATAAAATAATGTTTTAAGTATTACAGCGTTTTATAAAGGGGGAGATTTTATTTCTTTGGAGTTGGTGCTGATGGTTTTGGAGTCGAAGGAGTTTTGGTTGCAACTTCCGAGTCATTTGATGGTCTCCATATCGGTTCTTTCTTGTCAGGCATAGAATCCCTCCTTTCCTGAAAAATATTAGTTTTCTGTATCCTCAATTTTTATATACTCAATTACAAAGTTTTCTGGTTTTTCACAGAGATAAAGAGCTTCTAACTCATAATTTCCATCCTCTGTGCTGACCGTAACGTTTTTTAGCAACATTTCGATATAAGAATCATTGAGAATATCAACAGTTTGTATATATCCTATGTAATTCAGTTTCTTATTTTGATAACGAATACATACCCAATGACTTTGTAAATAATTCAGATTTGAATCTTTGGTAGAAATAATATTTTTCAAAATATACTTGTTCCCTGTAGAAGTAGAAATCTTTAACTTTCTCAAAACATAATGAAAATATTCCTTTTTTATCACAATGATAATAAGAATTGAAAATCCAATAGACAAACCTAGTGTTGCCAAAATATCTATACCGGATATTTCAAACTTTTCACTGTTAATTTGAGAAAAAATATCATTGATTTTGAAAATATATGCATACAAATAGGATAAAAGACCGAGTACAAAGGAATAAGCAATTCCTTCTGCAACCTCTAACTTCTTATCACTTTTGATAGCATAGTTAATCACAATAACTCCTACAATACCGGGAAAAAAGATAATTAGTAATTTTAAAGTAAAAACATCCATAAAATACCCCCTTTATTAAACACTGTAATACTTATATTATATTTATTTTTCTTTTAAATCTCAATCATTTTTTTACAAGGAGCAAACTATGGCAAAAAGATACTACTGGCTCAAGTTAAAAGAAGATTTCTTTGAACAAAGAGTCATAAAAAAATTAAGAAAAATAGCAGGAGGAGATACTTACACAATCATCTATCTTAAATTACAGCTATTGGCAATGAAGAATGAAGGGAAATTATTTTTTGAAGGAGTAGAAGATAATTTTTCTTCTGAAATGGCTTTAGAGTTAGATGAAGAAGAAGAAAATGTAAAAGTAACTCTAATGTACCTAGAGAAAAACGGATTGATGGAATTAGTTTCAGATGATGAATATTTTCTCCCACAAGTTTTAGACGTCACAGGTAGTGAAAGTGCCAGTACATTGAGGAGTAGGAAATCAAGGGAGTTAAAGAAAGCGTTGCAATGCAACACTACTGCAACACAATGCAACAAATTGCAACAAATTGGTAACGTAGAGATAGAGAAAGAGATAGAGATAGAGTTAGATACAGTTTCAATGTCACAAACTTTTTCTCAGGAAGCTATGAAAGTATATTTTAAATATCTATGTACTAGATATCATCAAGTCAATATCAATCCACAAAGTATTCTTGATATTTCTATCAAGTGTCAAGAACTGGATTTAAATCCGCTGTATGAAATTTACAGGAGTTCCTTTCTGCTCGGAGATGTCAAAGGGGAATATGAACTGACACTACGTTCTTTCTTAAAACTCGATATTTATGACAAGATGAAAAATGGCTTATATCGAAATAAGCAACCGAAAGCAAAGCAAGGAGAAGAATTTGAAAGCACAGCTTTACAAATGTTGAAAGAATTAAAAGCCGGTGGTTCTTCATGATACTGGAGACTTTTTTACAGGGAATGACGATTGTAGAAACGGTTCTTTGTAAACAAATGACAAAACAACAAATAGACATCTATTTCAAATTGCTGGAAGATATTCCGGATAAAAACTTCGTATCCGGCATTACACGACTCATGCAAGAGAGAGTATATACAAATATCCCTTCTCCTGCGGAAATTCGTAATTACTGCTTAGAAAATCGTGAAAATGATTTACTGGTGAGAGCTTCCGAAGCAAAGATAAAATTAAAAAATGCTCTTTATCGAACCGGAATTTATGAAACAGTCGCCTTTGATGACCCGGTCCTACATCTTCTAATCCGAGACTTAGGCGGTTGGTGTAAAGTAGGGACTATGCCGGAAAAAGACTTTGAAGATTTTCTGAAATTCAAATTTGAAAAATTGTATATTGCTTATGCAACTCGCCAAAATACAAATATTCCAACTAAATTTTATGGAATCAATCACTCCGAGAATATTGTGTATATTGGCAACGAACAAAAAGCAATCGCATGGATTACAAACTATGTATCCAAGCGTGGAGAAAACAACATCGAATCCAAGGTAGATGCGAACAATCTTCTACTGGAAGGGAAAGGAGGAATCACATGTCTAGTGAAGTCATAAAAATTGGTATGCCACTAGATGAATGGAACAAAATATACAAAATTTTTCAAGAATTAGATATGGATCCGGAACCATACAAGCTTTGCCAAAACTATGGAAAATTACGTTATGAATTAGCTTTATTGAAATTTGGAATGATTAAAAAAAAGGATTTTCCGGGTCCGGGAAAATATATGTTTTGTAGAAAATAGGAGTGATGAAATTGTTAAGAATAAAAGCATATCATAAAGCAGAAAAAAGAATGTATAAAGTGGCAAGTATGAATTGGGAATCACAACAAATTAGAGTATTTGATAAAGAAAAAGGAATGAAAAGTTTTCATTTTTCTGAGGTTTCTGTCTTAGAAAGAACTCCATATACTTTTTCAGAAAATAATAAATACAAAGCGATTTACAAAGGTGATTTTTTAATCGCAACAATGGGAGAAGAAAGAAGAATTTCCGGAGTCGTCAAAAGGCAAAAATGTGGTCTTTGGATTTTAGAAAACAAGAAAACAAAACTAGAAATTCCATTGAGTTTTCTTTTCAAAGAAGAATGGAAAATAAAAAATCTGAATAACTCTTTAATCTATTTTCAAAGAAAAAAATAAATAGGAGGCGAGCATGGAAAGAATTGTATTAGTCAAAAATAATAAAGGCGGAGTTGGAAAGTCATGGTTAGCTTTACAACTTGCAGCCTATCAAGCATATCGTGGAAACCTTGTCTTAATTCTTACCAGCGATTCACAAAATAACATTTTCAATTTTGCAGGACATAAAAAACCTGAAAAATCAAAAATGAAAGGACTAGAAAATGCTATTAGAGGAGAAAATCCAGTTTTCTATGAATTGAAAGAAAATTTGTATTTTCTCCCTCTAAAAGGGAGCCATTTGAAAAGTACTGACAAAGAAAACTTCAAAAAATATATCACTGTGTTAAAACAAGAATTCAATTGGGGTTATATCGTGATTGACGGATCTCCGGTAATGTATCTGGACAATGAGTTTATGGAAGTAGCAGATGATATTATTATTCCGACATTCTTGGATTCTATCACAACGGACTCGGTACTTTCAATGTTGAAAAATGTAGATTTTAACAAAGTCCGAGCGATTATTCCGAATCGAGCAGGTAGAACAAAACTTGAAAAACTGTACTATGAAAATTTGAAGAATAACTTAAAAGGAAGTGGAATTTTACTCACAATTCCAATTGCTCAAAGTAGTGTGATTGGAAGATTGATTGAAAAAGGAAAAACCGTTTTCGAAAGTAAATCAAAACATTTAGACTTTATGAAAAGTATTTTTCGAGATGTTTGGGATGTGATTGAAGATGAATGATATTATGACTGCATTTCAAAGTGAAATTCAAAAGCACTCTCAAAAAAGCACCTTTGATTTCAAAAGTTACGAAATCAGTGAAGTGGATATTGCTACTGTTTCTGAGCAAGAAAATATCTTTTTCAATAGTTTCAGAAAATACAGAAAAAATATGTACTCTATGTGTGAAGCTTTATCTGTCATAGAAACAACACTAAAGGCTACTAATAGCTTCATGGCATGGTATGAAGCTGCAGGGCTAAGCAAAGACATGGTTTCTGTCATGCTGAAGCGTTGGAATCTATTTAAAAGCTTTGAAGACCACAAAGATAAAATATTTTCTTTGAGTGACCAAGCGATTAAAATTTTGACACATAAAGATGTTTTGTATGATGATGCTCTTGCTATCCTACAAGGGAATATTACAAAAGCTCAAGATATTAAAGGACTATTAGAACCTGTTGTAGAGAAAACAAAGCTAGAATTTACTCCAAAAGGGCAAAAATACTTTAATGTCAATAAAGTTAGAAGAATGGAGAAGAGATTAAAGAAAATTCCGGATGAAGAAATTGATGACTTCAAAGCAGAATTGAAAGAATATATCAAAGAATTACAGGAATTACTAAAATATCGAAGATATGATATGTCAAAGACAGATGATGAAAATCAGTATACAATCGATGAAATGCTATAAGGAGTTGTTATGAAAAAAGTTGGACCATATCCTTATGAAGAACAGACGATATTTCAATATTTAAAGAAATTACTAATAAAATTTTTAAAAGGAGGTTGGAATGGAAATTAAAATTCAAGCAGAAGCATTTAGAAAAATAGAAATTTTAAAAAATAGAATTTTGCCGTTTATAAGAGAGCCATTCGAAGAAAAATTTGAATTTGATGATGACTATGCTGACTATGATGGAGTATCCCAAACTTTGTCTATAGATATGATTATAGACGGTGTCTCTATTCCATTTAAAGTAAATGGAGATAACATGGTACTCATAACCACATGTGAGGAAGCTTCTGACTTTGATTTTCAAGAAATGACAGAAGCAGAATTTTGGAAAGCTTTATACTTTTTTAGAAAATTTCAATCTTGAGGAGGTTGTATTTATGAAAGTAGTTAGAAATGAAAAAGCAACAGAACAAGAAAAACAAATTATTTTAAAAACATTATTAGAGATTGCAAAAGCAGAATTGAATGTGGCATAGATTTAAAGGAGTGAGAATAGGAATTGGGTTATGACATAAAGACGATAAGAGAAGAATTTAAAAATAAAGGAATATATCATACTCCGGAGGGATTAGCAATAGAGCTAAAAAAATGGATACCCAAAGATTTTACTTTTGATGAAGTTTATGACCCGACTTGTGGAATAGGAAACTTGTTAAACATTTTTGATGAGAACATCAAGAAATATGGACAAGATGTAGATGAAACACAAATTGAAATAGCGAAAAAAAAGCTTATCAATGCAGAATTGATTGCTGGAGATACTTTACAATCTCCAGCATTTCAAGGAAAAAAATTTAAACTCATTATGGGAAATCCACCTTTTTCTTTGAAATGGACTCCGCCAATTGATAAAAATACAGATGAACGATTTGTGAATGCTCCAACAGTGCCAACAGCAGCAAGAGCGGATTATGCTTTTTTACTCCATATCTTGCATTACTTAGCTGATGATGGAATTGCTATTGTGATAAACTTCCCGGGGATTTTGTATCGGGGACAACGGGAAAAAGAACTCCGGAAATGGTTTGTAGACAACAACTATATTGAAAAAATAATTTATATCCCGGGAGATACTTTTATAGACACCAAGATTGCGACAGTAATATGGGTATTGAGAAAAAACAAAGAAACCACAGATATTGAATTTATTTCTGGAGAAGAAAGAAATATCGTTTCTTATGAGAGTGTAGTAAATGAAGGGTATGCATTAAGTGAATCTACCTATTTTCAAAAAGAAGAAGAGAAAGAAATAATAGACCCCGTAGCCATCGAATTAGAAGCACGACAAGGTGTTGTAGAAGCTTTAATAAAACAATTAGAATTTTCAAGAATGGTCTGCATTATTGAAGGTTGGGATGTATCCAGTTTCTTACATTTTTTAGAAACCATTGAAAAAGCACTGAAAAACTATAAGAAAAAAATACAGATAGAAAACAAAACTTTATTTTGAAAGGAGTGGAAAGATGTCTAAAATTGTTGATACATACCTTGAAACACAAGATTTTCATGAAACAGTAAGAAGATGTAAAATATCCCCCTTGATTGCACATCTTACACTTGCAAAAGCTGGAGTTTTAAAAATACATGACAAGATAAACTATGGAACGAAAGCACAAGCACTAGGTGGAAGAGCTGAGGAATATTTTCAAAAGCTTGTCCCTGAAGCAATTGATGCGAATCGTTTTTGGAAAACAAATAATCCTGTTTATGATTTTATGTTCAAAGGTTTAAAAATTGATGTCAAATATTCTTCTTTACGTCCACATACGAATACACCTTGCTGGTGTGCCAGAGTAAGTGGAGAACAAGATATTACAGTTATTTTTTTAGAAAGAGACAAGGGGACAGAATTAAAAGACCCATATATTTTATTAATACCAAGCGGATTTGTGAGTGTAAAAAATACTATGCACATCTCAAAGAGTGGTCGCTGGTTAAGTGAATTCCAAGTGGAAGCAGATGAGTTAAATAGCATATTAAATGATTATGCTGGAGTTTTAGAAATGTAAAGGAGGTTATATGTGGCGATGTAAAGAATGCGGCGGAGAAATAGTGGCTTTATTTGGAACACAAAAACAAGTTATTTCCGAAACTTGTGAATTAGGAAAAGATTTAGATGAACCTATTATTTTGCAACTTGAATGCAAAAAATGTTACTGTCATGTAGATAATTTTAATCAGATAGAGAGAATAGCCGATTGGGTAGAGGAGGAAGAATGAAATATATTTTTAGTAAAGAGAAATATATAGAATTTGAGGGAATAATAAATTACGAGAAGAATAAAAATATGGTAGATGAATGTGATGGAAAAAGAGTTGTTTTCTGTGGATTTGTAGAAGATACAGAATATGTAGCTAAAAGAGAATGGTGCGAGGCGGTGGAATGAGAGATAGAGAATATAAATTTAGAATTTGGGACGAAGAAATGAGAAAAATGAAATATTTAAACGATGTTCATGACAGTTTTAGTTTCGAAAAAAACGGAAATGCCTTTTATTTCAATTTGCAAGGTGGATACGGTGGTATTCTAATGCAATACACAGGAATGAGAGACCACAAAGGGGTAGAAATATACGAAGGCGATATTATTAGCATGGAAGCTACGACACCCGGTGCTCCAAGCATTGTTGGAGAAGTACAATTTTTCGAATGTGCATATTGGGTCGTGAGGGAAAAAGAAGAAAAAGCTGTACGTCTATTTCAAGAGGGAGTATATATTAAAAAACTTGGGAATATTTATGAGAATAGTGACTTTTACAACCAAATATTAAAAGGAGAAAAGTAAAATGCTAACAGCAGAAATAGAACTTGCTTTATTTCATTATTGTTTTAAAAAGAATAAAGCAATCCTTCCTCGAGTCCAAAGAGGATATATTATCAATCATGAATGTGACATACTTCTTTGCAGCAAAAATAATTACTTAACAGAAATTGAGATTAAAGTATCTATAGCAGACATAAAAGCAGATTTAAAAAAGAAGCATTGTCATCATGACAATAAATTAAAAAAAGTTATATTCTGTATTCCTCAAAATCTTTTAGAAAAAGCAAAAGAAATTATTCCAAAAGAATTTGGAATCTGGACTGTGGAGTATAAAGAAATTACAGTTTATCATTTTTATGAATCAAAAAAAGAATTTAAATATATTATAAGAGAATTCAGAAAAGCACATGTAAATAAAGAAGTACAAAAAGTTTCCGAAGAAATTGTGTGGGAAATGTGGAGGTTGTCTTCTCTACGATACTGGGCAACATTAAAAGAAAATATAGCTTTAAAAAAGCAAAAAATGAAGAAGGTAGAATTATGAAAGAAATCTATATGAGCCAAATTAAAAAGATTTTTGAAATGTATATGGATATTTTTGAGCAAGAAGATTCTGATTATCCGGATTATAGAATAATAAGACCTAAAGAAAGAGCTATTGATAGAACTTTAGATAAAATCACAGACAACAAAGAAGAACAAAGAAAAATTTATTATGCAATCATAGGTCATCTGTTTAATAGAGGAGATGGAACATACAGACCTATATGCGATGACTTGATAGCATTAGGCTATACAGTTGTTGAAGGGAGATGACAAATGAAAAAAGTGGCTATCTATTGTAGAGAGTCAACAGAAAAACAAGATATTGATAGCCTCGTTTCATTATGTGAAAAACAAGCTATCAAACTGGGTTTCAGAGAATATAAAATATACAGAGATATAAAGACTGGCTATTCTAGCGAAAGAACAGAATACATAAATTTAATCGATGATATAAAAGCAAACAAAATCAATGTAGTAATTACTTATGAAAGTGCAAGATTGGGAAGAGATGAATTAGAGCATCATATTCTTTATAAAATCTTTAAAGATTACGGTGTAAAAGTTTATAATATGAGTCATGGTTGGGTGGATCCAAATAATGAAGATGACTTGTTTCTCGAAGGATTATTAAATTTACTAGATGCTAGAGAGGGAAGAAAAACTGCTAGAAGAGTTCGTGATAGAATGAAAGAAATCTGTCAAAGTGGCAGATGGACAGGTGGACCAGCTCCATTCGGGTATTGCTTAAAAAACAAAGAATTATTTATTGATGAAGAAAAAGCTATCATAGTAAAAGAAATATTTAGACTTTATTTGGAAGGTGTCCCAAGCTCAAAGATAGCAGAAATATATAACTTTGAATCAAGACAAATTAGAAGAATGTTATCTAATCCAGTTTATGCTGGAAAATTAAAATATCATCAAGTGAGAATTGAAAATAAAAAGAAAATAGAATCAAAAGAATATGAAGTTTTTGATGGAATTCATGAAAAAATTATTTCAGAAGAAACTTTCCATATTGCCAACACCATGATAAAAAATACATCTACTACAAGATTTACCTATCCTGCTATTTTTAGAAATTTACTATACTGTAATTGTGGAAACAAGCTTTACCCGGCTATCGGCTATGGTCGTAGAACTTATAGATGTGTTCATAACTGTTTACGAGTAATCTATGAAGATGAAGTTCTAGTTGATGTCATAGAGTCAATAGAAGATATTCTTAATCAAATTGATTTAGATACTATTGATTCTCAAAAAAAAGAACTGGAAGAAAGAATTGTTTTTTATAAAAAAAATCTAACTTCTTTAAAAACTCAAATAGAAAATTTAACTAGGAAGTATATCTCAGAACAAATATCAGAAGAACTATATGACAAATTGAATAGTGAATTGTCTGAAAAAGTAAAGTTCGCCACTTCCGAAATCGAAAAACTAAATGCAAAATCTTTTCATGTCGATTCATCAGTTAGCAATAAAAAAATTATTCTAAAATATTTGGCAAAAATAAAAAAAGAAGAAGATAAAGATAAAATGAATCAATTCTTCTCTTTAATTATTGATAAGATTGTTTTTATCAATGGATACAGATTTATTATCTATATGAAAATTTAGAAAGAATGGAAAAATAAAAAATCCATTCTTTTTTATTGCAATATTTCTATATTTATTTTATAATAAATATATCCTATGAATATTTTATGAATATTCTTTATTATATTTTTATATTGAAAATTAAAATAAAATTTATATTTATGAATATTTTATAAATATTTTTGAAAGGAGGAAAAATATTGTTTAATGATTTAAAATTAATACGAAAAAAATACAACCTAACTCAAAAAGAGCTATCTCGAATATTAGGCATTAGTCAGGCAAGTATTTCTAGAATTGAAAAAGAAGGAAAAATTCCAGAAAATTTATCTAAAAAAATAATTTCAATATTTTATTCTGATAAAATATCTGCTAATATAGAAAAAGAGAGTTTAGAAATTTATCAGTTAATGAGAGATACAAATAATCCTTATTCTAGAATTGCTTCTATCAACAGAACCCTAATTAACTTAAATCAAGCAGTTAATGAAGCAACTATTCAACTAAATTATTTATCTGGAGATACTTCTTTTCTAGAAATTAAACATAAAGTGAAACGACAAATAAAAACTACTATAAAAACTTTACAAAAAGCTATTTATGATTTAGAAAACATTATAAACAATACATATATTGAAGTTGAGGAGGATGAGAAAAATGAATTTTAACAATTTATTACCACAAATTCCATTGGAAAGATTTACATTGGAACAAAAACGAAGTTGTATACTAACTTGGGTAGCTTATAATTTAAAAATACGTTTAAAAGAATATAACTTACCTGACTCTCCAAGTGGATATTCTAGTAAGTTATGGACTGTTGGAAGAGGCGTAGATCGTTCAACCAAAAGTTTTATGGAAAATAGAATTTCTGAAAACATCAAATTGAATATTACAGGAGCTGATAGTATAGAAGAGTTGAAAGAAATTATGGATGAAATTTCTCTCGGAATTGTGGACCAAGCTCTAATTGTCTGTGAAGACATGTTTAGAGGAGCTCTACAGGCAAAAACAAGAACAGTCCGCATGAAATATGCTAAAGCTCTCGATAATCCAGAGTATTTAAAAATTGCTTTCATTATAGGTGTTTCTAATTATGCAAAAACATTAATAGCTATGAATGTGGATATTCAACATGTAACTTTACGTTTAAGATTAGAAGCAACAGAAATATATAAAAATGCCTTGAATAGGATTTGGAAAGAATATGCAGAAAGTGAAAAAACTGTTGATGATTACCTAGATGCTCAACATGAAACAGAAAATATTTTTGATAGTTATGAAAAAACTACTTTAGTAAACAATACAGAAATAGAAAAACTAGCAGAGGAAAAATTAATATATGAATTAATGGGAGAAGATAATTTAAAACGATTAATTGATATCACTGTAGATAGAATCCGTGAAAGTGTAACTGGAAAATTAAAATTATTTATTTCTTAATCTTTCTAATTATAATTGCCTTTGCTTTATATGATTCTCACTCTTATAATGATCGAATAACTCTGAAAAAATAAAATCTGACTTTGAAGGATTAAAAAAAAGAAAAGAAGGAGTATGAAAAAATATTGAAAACTATGTATTTGTTATAAAAGGTCATAGAAATAAAGTAACCTCTTCTGTCTTAAATTATATCACAGCAATCAACAGTATTTTTCCTGTGAAACTTATGACTATGGATGATATAAAATTACTCTGTTTTTCTCATCTTCCTTTTTCTAATGATAAAAATTTATTAGAAGAATTATATTCACAAAAATAAGTTTATGAAATTTATAATTTTAGTCTATATTTGACCGTTCGGAGACGGAGTTGGAATTATACATAAAGACTGACAATATTGCCATGAAATCTAAATAATAAAACCTGAGAAAGGATAAGGATAATACAATTTCAAGTTTCTTGATATTACTTCTCATTCCTTATCCTCCATGTATATATAAAATAAATACATAGAATATATAGCATTCCGACAGGGAAACAAAAAAAGGACAAGTACCCAAAATTATGCTTATCCAATATTCTTCCGATGACAACTTGAAAAAAAACTAAAAAAATACTGGACAAAGAGCTTATCAAGGACACTACCGAAGATCTAACATCATCCGGAATAAAAAAATGCATACTTCCAAAAATCAAAGGAATTATGAAACCATTGCTTAATGACAAAATAAACATAAAAGAAAGATAAGCTTTCAAGTTTGAAGAATCATAAATATAGACTAAAGATATTGGTATTAAGATACTTGCTAAGAAATAAACAAAATATGTCCTTATATTTATATGTTTCACTATAAATCCGCTGACAGCCATTCCAATCAGGAATAAACTTTGAACAAATCCGAGTTTACTTTCCAAAATTCCCAAAGAATTAGCCCTAGGTTGCCAAATAAACAAATAAATGGAGTAAAAAATATAATGAAGTGTCATTGCCAATGTATAAACCCATAATTTATGTTCCTTCCAAAAAATGCCTATACTTTTTTTTCCGATTTTTAGTAAATCTCTTTCTTCACTTCTATTATCTTTAAAAAAAGAATAAATAAAAACACCATTTAAAATATACAAGCATCCAGCTATCATCAATATAGTCTTATACTTCAAATCAAAAGGAGCTATTAAAAATCCAATAAAAATACCTAAAAAATTAGTTGTATATTGGGTTTGAGCGTTTACTTTCATAATACTTTCTTTTCTTTCTAATTCAGAAAGTCCTTTTTCATCTAGTGTATGAATGAACCAAGGAAATAATGTTCCACTTACTTGAGATTCTCCTACTCCTAAAATAATTGCTCCGGAATACAAAAGAAAGATATTCTCACTTATCATCATAAAAAGGGAGAGGCCCATAAATAACATCCCAATTGTAAAGATTTTTAATCGACCATATTTGTCTGCGAAACCACCTGTCGGATAATCAAAAATCATTTGTGAAAATAGGACTATTGACCATAAAATTCCAATCTGATAATTTGTTAGACCCTCCTGCAACAGATAAGCGGTTATAACGGAACCATAAAGAATCGAAGAGATTTTAAGACTGCTCTCTCCCCAAAGTAAAGCAATTACATTATTTCTACTCAT